CGGGGCTTTTCGTTCAGCACGCTGTGGTCGGGCGGCAACGAGGCCAATGCCATGGCCGCGAAGGTGTCCATGATGAGGTTGATCCAAAGCATCTGGGTCACGGTGAGCGGCGATGAGGTGCCCAAAACGGCGCCCAAAAGCACGATGAGGCAAGCCGCCACGTTGATGGTCATCTGGAAAAGGATGAAACGCTGGATGTTGCGGTAGAGCGAGCGGCCCCACATCACGGCACGAGCGATGCTCTTGAACGAGTTGTCGAGGATGGTGATGTCGCTGGCTTCCTTGGCCACCGAAGTGCCGTCGCCCATCGAGAGGCCAATTTGGGCCTTGTTCAAGGCGGGTGCGTCGTTGGTGCCGTCGCCTGTGACGGCCACCACCTCTCCCTTTTCCTGCAACAGGCGCACAAGTCGTTCCTTGTCGGACGGTCTGGCCCTCGACATGATCTTCAAGTCGGCAATGCGCTCGCGCAGCTCGTCGTCGGTCATCAAGTTAAACTCTTTGCCTGTAATCATCTGTCGTTCAGGATCGTCGTTTTCGGTCCAAAGCCCCACCTGACGGCCAATCTCACGTGCCGTGCCAGGCGTGTCGCCCGTCACAATCTTGATGCCGATGCCAGCATTGAGGCAATCTTGGATGGAGTCGGCCACATCGTCGCGAATCGGGTCGATGATGCCCACGATGCCGAGGAAACAAAGGTCGTCCACTTGCAGTTTTCCGTTCGCAAACACCTGATTCACTTCCTCTACCGTGATGAACTTATAGGCAAAACCCAAGGTACGCATAGCCTTGCCTTGGTATTCTTGCAATTTCTCGTCCACTTGGTCCTTCACCCATTGGATACCGGCCTCGTTGTCGGCCATCTTGACCGTCGAGCACCGCTTCATCAGGATTTCGGGAGCGCCTTTCACATAAAGGGCATATTCGCCCGACAACGAAGTCTTCACAATCGTCGCCATGTATTTGTACTTGGTCGTGAAAGGCAGCTGCTTCACCACCTTGGCCTTGTCGCGGATGCGGGCGAAGTCGACGCTGTTGTCGAACAGCCAAAGCAACAAAGCCCCTTCGGTGGGGTTGCCCACCACCTTCACTTTCTTTCCGTCGCTATAGTCAAGGAAGGCCGTGGTGTTCACCGCGATGCCTTCTTCCACCAATTTCGAGGCTTCGGAATCATCGAGGTTGCCATTCCTCAAGCAGAAGAAAAGGCTGTCGCCCAAGCTCATGCGGTTTTTGGTCAGCGTGCCAGTCTTGTCGGTGCAAATCACCGTGGCCGCACCCATGGTCTCGCAAGCGTGCATCTTGCGCACCAAGTTGTTGGTCTCCAACATCCGTTTCATGCTCAACGCCAAGCTCAGCGTGACGCTCATCGGCAGGCCTTCGGGCACGGCCACGACAATGAGCGTGACCGCAATCATCAGGGTGTTGAGCAAATAGTGAGCGAAATTCATCCAATCGAATGGCACATCGTCGCGATAGACGAAATACATCACCAGACGCAATGCCACGATCAAGTCGGCAATCACATAACTGGCGATGGTAATTGCCTTGCCCAACTTGTCAAGTTGCTCATTCAGAGGTGTTTTCACCTTGTTGTCGATTTGTGCACCCTGATACACCTTGCCCCATTCGGTTTCGTCGCCCACCTTCTCGACCACAAAGGTGCCATGGCCTTCCATCACCTGGCTCCCACGGCAAACGTAGTTGGAAGGATAGGTCGCATCAGGCTTGAACTCCTCCTCCTCCGTAGTCTTGCAGCACGAAGGCTCGCCTGTCAGGTCGGCCTCGTTCACCCGCATTGCCACAGCTTCCATCAACGTGCCGTCGGCAGGCACCTCATCGCCCGTCTCGATCACCACCGAATCGCCCACCACGACATCCTTCCGCTCGATGCGTTGGATATAACCGTCGCGATACACCGTCACCATCTGCTCGTCCTCGCTCTGGTTGAGGATGTCGAACTTCTTGTTGGCGCTCAGCTCAAAGACGAAGCCCACCGTTGTGGCCAACATCACCGCCACAAAGATGCCCAAAGGCTCAAGGAGCACGCTGGGGCCTTCAGCGCCCGTAAACAATTGATAGAGCGAAACAGCTACCGACAACAACAAGGCTATCAGCAAAATACGAATGATTGGATCGCTAAACTTCTCCAAAAACTGCTTCCAAAGCGGATCCTTCGCAGGTGGAGTCAACACATTGTCACCATGTTTGCGGCGGCTCTCTTCCACCTCTTCTTGCGACAAACCGCGTTTATAATCTCTTGCCATAATTCAATTTTTCTTATTTTTGCAATGAAAAAAACGGCGCAAAAATACAATCTAGTATCAAACTGACTTGAGGTTGCAAGGTTACAACCCAAATTTTCTACTCACAACACAATGATATTCAAGGAAAAACACAAGACAGCCTTGGCCAAGGTGGTCTCCGATCTCGTCCAATGCGACGGCATCGTCAACCAGGGTGAGATCGACTTCCTGCAATTGGTCTACGGCCTGTTCAACATCACGCTCACCAGCCGCAAGAAAGCCACAAACATCAGCCTATCAGAAGCCGTTTCCACACTGAAAACCCTTGGAAACCAAGAGAAAACGGCCATCCTCAGGGTCTTTCAGCAGCTTTCGCTTTCCGACGATGCCCTCGACCCCACCGAGTCGTTACTCATCACCGCCCTGCTCCTCTCCATCGGCATCGAGTTGCCCGAGACCGAAGGACTCAAGGCCAATTTCGTCTCCATCCCCAACCTCGGTTTCGAAACGCGAAACGCGGTGCTCTACATCGAACCCAAATACAACAAAAGGACCAACGCCGCCATCCGACGCGATTACGATGCCATTTGCTCCCTGCTGCGACAATCGCAACGCGAGTTCTTCTATCTGCCCAAAGCCGTCGGCGAACTCAAAAAGAAAAAGAAGACCTTCCGCAACACCTTAAGTTATATCGAGCCTACCCTTTCGGAAGACCAACTCGACCTCATCGACGCCAACCTTCCCCTGTTAGACAGCGTGTTCCTCTCCAAGGAAGTATTTCTCAACTATCTCAACGCCAATCGGTTGAAAATTACAAAACCCTCTTTTTTCCTGAAAATCAGGAACATGAAGCCTGGCATCTACCAAGACTTCCTCATCATCGAGACCGGAAAAGCCCCCTTGCTGACCTTGCAACGCCTCGTGCAGCTCAACGCCAACATACTCAACCTGAACCCACCCATCGGCAGCGACAAGGAGGCCGAGTTCATCGCCAAGCTGACCTTGAAAAACGGGATGGCACCAAAAGACGAGCTGAACTACACGGGGTTCCACAAAATCCTCCTCGACATCTTGCTAAAATACGGTGGATCGCACGAAGTCAGCCGGCTATTCATCAGCAGGCGTGGCGACATCTTCCTCACCGACCGCAACAATACCGAGGTGAAGATGCCCGCCCTCTGCAAGGCACTCTACATCTTTTTTCTCATCCATGAGGAAGGGCAGTCGCTCAACTACCTAAACGACAACAAGACAGAGCTTTACAAAATCTACCGCCGCATCTCGACCTATGGCGACGACGACCTGCTCCGCAAGGCCATCGACAACCTTACCGACTTCATCGGATCGACGATGAACGCCAACCTCTCACGCATCCGCAAGGCCTTCCGCGACATCCTCGGCGACGAAGCCAATATATACCTTATCAAAGGCGAAAAAGGTGGACGAAAAATCATCCACCTCGACCGTCGCCTTGTCGTCTTCGAAGACATCAAGGCGTTCAAATAGTTCAAAATCAAGAATTAGAGAATTAAAGAATGGCATTTACATCTCTAATTCTCAAATTCTTGACCAAAACGAATCAAGCCAAATTCCCTTCCATGAGGAATGTGACATCGGAATTCGGCTCGATCTCGACAGCCTCTTTGCCGTAGCGCATCACGACCATCTTCTTGCCGCCTTTCAGATACATTTTGTCGTCGACCACCCAAAGCGCCGTGGCTTCGCGCAGTCCGACCACCTTCATGTCCTGGTTCACGGCAAGATACTCATTGATACGGTCTTGGCGCGTCTCGCCGCCATGCTTGATCATCTTGTCGATCTCGGGATGCGGGTCAAGATAGTGCGGATTGATTTGGAACGGCACCAAGTTGAGGCAGTTGAACGACGCAGGTTGCACGATGGGCATGTCGTTGGTGGTGCACAGCGTCGGGCAAGCCACGTTGGATCCTGCGCTCCAGCCCATGTAAGGCACGCCAGCAAGGGCGCGGTTTCGGATGGCCTCCATCAGTCCATAGCGGTGCATCTCAGCCACCAGATGGAAGGTGTTGCCACCGCCCACCACGATGCAGTCGGCTTCGTTGACGGCTTTCACCTTGTCGTCGAAATGGTGCACCGAAATGAAGTTCTCCAAGCCGAACTTGGTGCGAAACACGTTCTTCACCTTAGCCTCGTAGGCATCGTAGCTCTCGGGATAGACCATGCCGCCGATGTTGACGCCCGCGAAAGGCACGAAAACGATGCGGCTCTCCTTATTAATATGGTTCTGCAAGCAGAACAGTTCGATTTGGGTCGTGGCCCAAGCCAGATAATTCTCGCCAAAGTTGGTCGAATTGCTGATCAATAGTAATCTCATGACGTAAAATGTTTGAAAGTTGATGAGGCAAAGATAGGAAAAAACAGAATGCAGCAATGCAAAAAGTGAAAAACAAGGCGTTTCAGAAACGACAAGCAAAAATTATCATTTTCTTTTTCAACGAGTTGCATATAGAAAGAAAAAAAAATTGCATTTTAAAAAAGCTGTACTTTTGCAGTGTCAAAAACGACTGGACTAGTAGCTCAATTGGATAGAGTCCCTGACTACGGATCAGGCGGTTGTGGGTTCGACTCCCGCCTAGTTCACTAAAAGGTTCCACAAAACGAACCTATTTTTTTGGCCCATTCGACTAGCGGTTAGGTCGTAAGTTTCTCACACTTAAAACAGCGGTTCGATTCCGCTATGGGCTACGAAATAAAGCCGTAACTTGCTGAAAATCAGGTTACGGCTTAATTTTTTGCGCAACATTTGCGCAACCAACTATATCTGCCACGGGTTGTTGTTAGGGTCGTAGTCCCTCGCAAAGGTTGCAATCGCATAGTCGGTCTCAGGCTGCTGCTTCTCGTCGACCTTGCGCGGTATCATCGGGTTGATGCGGAGCCTCGATGCGTCTTCGAGCCACTTGATAGAGTTCTCGTAATCGGTAATCCTGGCCGTGCTGACATTGTTCGGGGATATCATCTTCGTCAACTCATAGACCGCAAGCCGCAGCATGTGCTTCTTCACATTCTTGTTGCGCGGGTCATGGTCGCAGATGTTATACCCCTGCTCAATCTTGTCGGAATTGACATTCATCACCGGGGCGAAGACCTTGCCGCCATAGACCACATACTCGGTCGGCGAGAACTCGTATTCGTTGTAGTTCGGGTCATACTCCCCTATCTGGCCCCAGTTGTCGGATTCAAGGGGATTGACTGTCAAGTCAATGCCGTCAAGGTCAATAAGGGCGTAGAATTTACCTTCGTGCTGAACGACCTCCCACGGACCATACTCGATGTTGGCCTCCCAAATGGAACTGCTGACCTCCTCCCATCCGTTTGAGCCGGGCACACGGATGTCGCCGAAGTCATATCCGTTCGGTTCGAGGCACTTGAAACAGGCGTTCGCGAACTTCACGACATTGCCGGGATAATAGGTCCCGATCTGCAAATACTTCGGAACACTCTCCTCGTCGTCGACAGTGACCTCAACCCAATAGGCCGATACCATTGGTGCCTTGCAGCCGTTGATGGTGCGCAAAGCCTGACGCACATAGCCGTCGTACAGGAAGTAGCTGCCGACTGGATAGGTAATCTGCCTGTTGTACGACAGGATCTTCTTTCCTTCTTCGAGAACTTTTTCAATCTCATAGTTCTCTGTCAGGTACTCGATGATTGAGAACTCGGCGGCTTCCTCGGCATTGAGCAAGTCCTCTTCATCGCCTCTCGTCATTTGCGAAAGTGCATCTTCTGTGATGAGACCTTTGTAATCTTTGTTGTTGAGAAATCTTCTGTACATTGTTAGAAATCAAATTGGTTATAGACTGGTGTATCGACTGTCTCGATGCCAATGCCGCCTCCGCCCATCTGGAACTTGCTCCAGCTATTGCTGAGGAAGTAGCACAGCACATAGTCAAAACAATCGGACAAGTGCCCGTATTTCTCGTATTTTGTGTTCGTTTTCGGGTCCGTTACCTTGGGTTTGTTCTTGGTGCCATCCGCGTTTTTCTTCTGGTTCACCATGTCTTCGGTCAACCTTCTGCACCTCATGTCGATGTATATGTTCCAACCATCAAACCCGGTCAACACCGCATTGGCAAACTCCAACCTCGTAACAAGAGGCGGCTGCTTGCTCAACAACCTTAATTGAGGTCTCAATGTGGTGTTCCTCATGTTGTTCATGATGATGGTGAAGTTGTTCGTCCCATCCTCGGTCTGCGTAGAGCGGGCCAGTCCAGCAGGGTCGCCGGTAACAACAATGCCGCCCAAGTGGTTCTCACGGACAAACTTGTCCCTGACTTTTATCGACAGCCTCGGCGTGTTGTTTTCCTTGTCTTCCTGTTTGCCAAGAATCTCTTCGAGGAAATAGACATTCTTCTTTTCATAGTCGATTTGCACCGAAATCGAACCCATGTATGGAATAACATTGAAGTCGAAGCAGACTATGGCAGGCTTGAGCGGGTCATAGACGCGCTCCTTCAAGTTCGACACAAGATGCTTTTCGCCATCGAAGTTCCAATAGGCAGCCGACACATTGGTATCGGTGAAATCCCAGTTGCCGTACTTCAAGCGTTCTCTCGTGGCCTTGTCCTTGATCTTGTTCAGATTGGCCTCATATATCTTCCTAAACTCAATGTCAGGATTGTCATAAAGCGAGAAACGGACAAAGACATCTGTTTCATCGCATTCGACAGGATTGCCATCATCGTCTTGGACGAACCTCGACCTCACCCATGTCATGCAAGGGTTTGTCGACATAAACAGGCGCGGAATCTTGAATGTCTCGTGGACCTTCCATCTTATACGCGACGACAACACCTCAACGGCCTTCTCGCAGATTTCACTGACCTCATCAATGAAGGCTATCGTGTATTCCGACGAGCCAAGCCTTTCAAAATTCGGGTCGGACGGCAAGTCCTCCAACTCTTTCAAGATGATGACGGAGCCGTTCCAGAATGTCACGACGCCTTCAAGGTTGTTGATTTTGTAGTTTTCACCTTCTTTCAACCCCCAATCTGTCATCACCGTCTTGATGGTGTTGAATGTGGATTCCTTCAGCGACTTGATGGTCTTACGGGCGACAACGGCGCGGATGTTGTCAAACCGCATACAACTGCTAATCAACCAACAACTCCCAAGGAAGCTCTTACCGCCACCTGCGGCGCCTCCGCCCAATATGGTCTGCGGAAGATTCGTCGTACCGCAATTCTTACATCTTGGTTTGTATTGAGGGTTCCCTTCCCTGTCGTGTCCAACAAAGACATTCTCGATGCTTCCGTCGCTGCCGCAATGCGGGCAATGGTCGGGCTGCAAATAGTTCCACAGCTCGTACTGCCTTTCCGACGGCGCGAAGTCTATCCGCAAGTTCCCTGGGTGTCTGAGTTGGTTGGCCATTTTATAAATTGAAAGCGCACCAACAGGGCACGCTTTCGTTCAAGATATCGAGATGAAAAAAGTTACAGAGAGTTGTAAATCTTCTCAACCACCATCCAGAAGTCGTCCGTGTTCTCCTTTTCAGTCAGGCTTTCACAGGACTTCTTCAGGAATTCAAGTTCTTCGGTGGTGAAACTCACTTCAAGCGGTTCCGCCATGTCTTTCTCGCTGTCCCAGGTGATGGCTCCTCTCTCTTGGTCGGTCTTGATGTTGAAGCGTTCCTTGTCTTCATCGGTGATGGCGACCTTGTTGATGATGGACTTCTTCAGGTTGAACTCCATGAACGTGCCGGTCCTGGGCATGATGTTCGGGAAATAGATTCTGTCTTTAATGTGTAACTGCATAATATTTAAGTGTTGGTTTATTATTTGAATAGGCCGGATTCCGTTTCGAGGTTTGCTGAAATGCCGTTTTATTTTATCAAGACAAAACTTCTCGACACGCTTATACCAAACATAGGCTGTTGCGTATATGAATATCCGGCATAAGGCTCAATCTTCCATTTGCTGACATTGACAGTCGCCCTGGCAAAGACATAGGGGTCGAGTTGTTTCCATTGGTGGTTCCCGACCCCAAAATCAACCGTTAGCCTTGGGGTTTTGAAAACCTCGTAGGGCTGATGGATTATTTGTGTAGTATGATGCTTGTAAACCAACGCGCTGTCAATCTTTGTGTCATATCCGCTATACCATACCGTAGCAACATCTTCCAAATCGGCCTGGTGATGCTCGTAAGGCAGGACAACGAGGATGGAATCGTGTATCGTGTCGGTGTCCTTGATATAGTACGGTACTGGATATGGTTTTTCCTCAACGCTATTTATGGTGTCTGGCGGCGACGGCAGAAAAGTTGTGTCCCAGTGGTGGATTGTGACCGTATCTGGGGCAAGAGGCTGTATCTGCTTGCCGCGATACCTGTAGCCTGCGTTGAACATGGCGAGTAGTATCAGAGCTACCAAAAACACCACAATGAGTGCTATCGCTATCTTGCGTTTCATCACTCTGAGAATTGGAAGTCGTTCAAACGGTTTAGCCAGCCACGCAAAAAGCGTTTGTAAGTGTACTTCAGTCTCTCGCGTTCCGTGGCGGGTCTGCCAATCTTCTTTTCGTAGGCTTTTACGTTCGTTGCCACGATGTCTTCAAAGAACTTTTTCCTTCTCCACCAAAGGCGGTCGAAAAGGTCTTTTTGAGGTTGCCATCCGTTGATTTTCGCCAGCGTGACAGGACCGACTATGCCATCCTGCTTCACGCCGAGAACGGATTGGATAGTCTTGATGTACCCTGCTCCGCTGCCCCAGATGGTGTTGACGCATAGGTTGGCGATGGATTGGTTCTCAATTCGGTCGGCCTGCATCCTGTCCCAAAACATAGTCTTGAGAATGTCGCGCCATTCTTCATACGTGATGGCTTTCAGGTCATCAATACTCGGTATTGGTTTTTTCTTCGCCTTGCAATATGATGTATAGGTTGCAATGGTGATGCCGATCATGGTTGCACCACCGGCATCCACCGGGTCGTTTCCAAAACCTTTTGGTCTTGCTTTTTCAAAGAGCTGCTCGTTTGTCAGCCCGTTTCCTGATACACCGGCCTCCCATTTGATGATGACCGGTATGAGTTTTTCAACTTTCGCCATTGTATTCTCCTTTTGTATTTATACTATATCAAAACCATAACCAAAAGCCCAATGATAACCCCCGCCTCGCTCGCAATGAAATCCTTCCAAGACGGAACACCGTGCTTGATGTCCCATATCTCCTTCACTATAGATACAGCCGTAGCGAAAATCAGAGCCACCAACATCGACACCTGCTTCGTGCATCCTATCGAAAGCAGAGCATACAACACTTGGGCAATGAGCAAGCCACAGATGAAATGCAGCAGCTTGTCAGCCTTGATGCCGTAGATCCAAGATTTCAGTCTCTCTACCATAGCGAACACCATCCTCCAACAAGTCCGACCAAAATGGCGATGATGCCTCCGACAACGAATCCTATAATTGTCGGGAACCAATACCAGGGGGTCCATTTCTCATGCTTTACCAAAGCGATGACAGCAGCGACCGCCGGCGGCACGATTGAACCGCCAAGGAACAGAACGGCGCACAGTAATTCGAAAGCCTTGCCGTTCCATCCCATGATGCCAAAAAATGTCATCAGGGCAAAAGAGATTACAATACACCATAGGTGCCACACGGAGTCTTTTCCGCCGCTACCCAACACAACAGCGTGTTCCGATAGCCATTGAGCAATTTTTTTCATGTTTATTTGTGTTTAAGAGTTGTTTATTCTTCGTTTTCACCGCCTTCTCCGTCTGGTTGTTCGCATACACTTGTGGTGCTGGACGTCTGTGCCTTTACTGCCGCCACGAAAGCGTCTTTGAATGTCTTGCTTTCAAGAAACTTCGTGATAAATTCTCCGGCCTCTGAGAAGTCCTTCTTTGTCTTCTTATCGGCTTTCTCCCTTATGCTCATTATCTCGACAACGAGCAGATAGATTCCGACAAGACAGGTAATAACTGGAACACCGGTGATGACATTCAACCGAAACAGTTCAAACAGGCGTGAGAAGTAGAGCAGCATGTCTACACCTGCGGCTACAATTACGCCGCCTTCGTAGGTTATGAACTTCGTCAATGTTCTCTTTAACCCCCAAGATGAACGAAACTCTCCTCTCATCTTCGCCTTGTGCAGTCCACTGACGAGATCCACCATCATAGCCAATAACACGATGACGCAGGCCATTCCGATTACCGCAGTCATTGATTTAATTGTTGTCCAATCCATTATGCTTTTATTTGATTAGAAAAATTGATTCGTATGGGATAAACCACTCTTTTTCTCCGAGGAAGGTTTCGTCTATCAGTTGCGCCCAGCATCCAATCATCCTGCCGTCTTTCGAAAACACCGGCTCCGTCATTTCCATCTTGTGGTTGACCAACGCCGACATCCCCATTTCATCCAAATCCCTCGACGGTATCACGACGATGATGTCATTCTCCATCATTGGCCAATCTCCTCTTTCTGTTTCGTGCCTGCGGGGACTATGACGTTGAACGTGATGTTTCCGCCGCTTTCGTTCTTTATCTTCAACTCGGCATCATGACCGCCTTCCTTGAGTCCATTAAGATCCATCAGCAGCTTGATTGCACTGACCGCAACTCCACGGCATGACGAAGGTGGTATCGTGTTTCCGTTCCTGTCTTTGGCACCTGCACAAGTGGCCATTTCGTCCGCGATGTTCATCAGCGTCGTGTTCATGAACTCCTTCATGTACTTTGTCTTGTCGAAATCAAGACTGCTGATTTCGGAAAGGTATCGCTGCACCTCATGCCTCGACAAGAGAATGTGCGCCTTCATGCCCGACAACGGATCGTTGTCGCCGAAAGCCTCTTCATAGCATTTCACGGCATTACCGGCGAATGGTGCCTTGCCTGCTGCATACAACTCGCAGAACTTCTGTTCACGGTCGTTAAGTCCGACAGGATTTGGCAACATGGCATCTGCTTCAACGGGAGCAACCACTTCAGCCTCGCTCACTGGTATGATTTCATTGTCTGGCATACGCTTTCCTTTCTAATCACAAATAGTGGCGACGGTGTTATTCGGTTTTTCGCTTGCCCAACAATTCCTCAAGCATCATCTGCTTGAACAGGTCGCCGATAGCCGCCGAAGCAATCTCCACGTCTTCCAGCGATTTCAGGTACTTGAAGTTGAAGCTGACGCGGAGGTCATAGCCGGAGATTTCCGCAAGCGGTTCCTCAATTTCGGGATTCTTGACCTGCAATGCGACCACATCGCTGATTGACCTGAACTGCACGATGGGTTCGTCCTTCAATTTGTTGTCTTCTTCCATAGTGTCTTGATTATTTGTTTTCAATGATGAGATTCCCCTCTCGGTCGACATGCTTGCGCAGGAACTTCCTCGCGTTGAACACCCTGGTCTTCACGGTGTTGATGTTGTTCGATTCAAGTTCGCCAGATTCGTTCAATATCTTCGCAATCTCCTTGAGGGAATACCCGGACATCTGCATTTCAAACGCCTTGCGGTGTATCTGAGGCATGAGGTCGAGGGCCACTGACAGGCCGTCGTGGTAGCCACCGTCGCAGTATTCCATTTCGCAAGGCTTGTCTTCACAGTCCGTGCCGTAAACAGTTTCGATGTCCTGCAATGAATTGCCATATTGCATCCGCCTCTTGTTTACGCCGAACACATAACGCTTTGTGACGACATGGAGCCACGTTTTCAGGTCGCGACTCTCGTCGTATGTCTCGATATAGATGTAAAGGTTGAGCAGGACATCGTTGAAGTTTTCGTCAACATCCTGACGTGAGGCCGTGTAACGCTCACACAATTTCTTCACGAAATCGTAGTTGGGCATCACATACTTGTCGAAAAGTTCTTTCTTTTTGTCGGAATTTGGCCTGGTGGGATTCTCACGGCCACATTTGTTCATTAAGTTTACATTGCCGGATTCAACAAAGAAACTATACGAATCAAATTTCCGGCAAAAGTAACACTTTTTCCAGATAAATGTATGGACAGCGAAAACTTTTCAAAATCAGCGTTTTGGCTTGTGGGTAACACCCCAAGCCTTCTTGCTTCTCAAGCCGTTTTTCCGATAGTCTATCAACGCTCTCCTGAACTGTATCGTCCTGAAGAACTTGTTGTCGGATATGTAGGCCAGCTTTTCGATGATGTCGGCTGACGGGGCATCCTTTGCCCCGCAAGAATCAACTATCAGCGCGAACTCGATCGGCGCACGATAGCGCATGAGATAGCCGAGCCGGATGTCCTCAAACCTCTTCCTTCTTGGCTTTCTTCCTTTTCTTGCCACCACTCTTGACTGGCTTTTCTGCTTCGCTTTCCTGTGCGACGGCCCTGACTGTTTCGACAATCTTCGGTTCTGACTTGACTTCATGTGTCTCGATTTTCACTTCCTTGCCGTTTTCCTGGGCATCATAGAGATTTCTGTGTACTTTGAACATTATGCTACCATATAAGTTAATGTGACTGTAACAATAGTATTGACAATGGCGTCCGGACAATGCGTTATCAATCCGTTTCTTTGTCCTGCCAGTATTTTCACCCTGAACAATCGGGCGTCATCGCCGCTTCTGGTTGCCTCAAAAGCGACAAGCTCGACATCATAAGCTGGCGGAGCTATTCCGGCAGGGATAAGGAATGCGGTGTTACCGACGGAAGATGTAGCAAGAGTGCCTTGAATGGTGACAACCTTACCCCATTGCCTTGCCCATAGCAGCCCGCCCCTCAAATCCTTCCATCCTGAGTCGTAAGTTGATGTGACGAGTGATGAGGATGCGGCTCCAATATTATGCCTGATAAGCGACTTCTCGGCTTCTGTACGAGCCATGTCGGAAAGGTAGGAACTGAGTTTCGCATACCTTGAGTCGGCTTGTGTCTGCGTCATCGCCCCTATCTGGCTGCAAAGCACCGATGCGGTGTTCGAACCACGGATGAATTGTGCCAGTCCGTTGGTCAATCGCGCATACCTGCCATCAGCAATTTCCTGTGTCATACCGCTCGTTGGTGCGTTGCCGAACACCCATGACGGCAATTCGGACCTGAGAATATACTTCGTTGAAAGCGCCACTCCGTTCTCTTGGATTACAGGACCTATGTTCACACATCCCGTTCCAGTGATGTCGATACTTCCGATGTTGTTGATGATTGACAGCACCTTTCCGTCGTGAACGGCGTTTGAATTCGTGCCGTCTGTTGCTGAATTGTAACCGAAGACTGCCGCAACATAGTTGCTCGAATCTTCGATGACGAGGGTCTTGAGGAAGTTCTCTTCACTGGAACGTGGATATGTGCTTTTCAGCACGAAAGCCTCCTTGTCTGAGCTGTTGGCGACAATTGTTCCGTCAATCTGTACCATAGAGGCAGAACCATCAACGGTGATTATGGCCGCTCCCCTGCCGTTGCCAATCACCGTATCGCGGTATCGGCTGGAAGCGCCGTTGTATCCAAGCATGTTGATTTTCAAGGCACCATTGTCGGCATTGGTGGCGTGCTCGTAGACGTTGTTTGACGCGATGGTGACGTTGGAAGTGTTCATCCTCGGCACCGACAACGGGACCGAAGCCGACACTTGGCTTGTGCCAATGGTCAGCAAAGTCTGGCCCGCTGCGGAAAAGACGAAACCGTTGCCATGCGCAATGGTCATCCCGTATGCCACATCCCCCTTCCTGTTTTGCACGACGAACTTGCCGTCTGCCTCAAAATAGATTCTCCCTATGAAGTTGCCCGAAGTCAGCATGATTGAGTCGAGGTTCAAGGAGCCTACTATTGTCACGTTGTTGGCGAAGGTCACATTGCCTTGGACGGTTTGCCCGTTTGAGTTGAGTAACATGCAGTTCGTGCCGAAGAAAGCCTCATCCATCCTCAGCCCATTACCCCTTTCGTCGAGCAGAATGTATTGTCTCGCCACGTTGGTCAATGGGTCATCTCCCGACGGGACTGAAGCACCCAGCGCACAACCGTATATCTTCCTGCCAACCTTGTCCTGACCATTGGCGTAAGTAAGGGTTTCGGCGTTGTTCTGCTCATAGATATAGCATGGGAACGTCGCGTTTGTCGCACCGTTGAAATAGCGTATCCGCTTATTGATATATACATATCCGGGCGAGACCGTAGAGCCTGATACTTCGCATCCTGAAACGATGAAATTCTCACATTCGTCAAAGATGTTCACGAAAGCAAGGGCCAAATCCTGTAGGTTGATGAAATCATCAACATAGGTATAACGTCCGCCGGTTTGTGCGCTAAATTCTTTCATTAGTCGTGATATTGTATGTTATATGTTTTGCTTGCAAGTCTGTATCTGTCAATCCAGTAACGAAGCTGGCTGTCGTATGCCGACTGTGTTATCAAAGCTGTGTCGGGGCGTGGCGAATGTACCACGAAACTGAAGCCGCTTCCTGTCAGCCTTTCGTCGCTATAATAGAAGGCAGGGTTGTCTTCAATGGCTTGTTGCTCGTCGCCGTTTTGGTGATAGAATGCTGTTCGCGGCATGTTTTCCGACTGCCAATACAATGGAACACCAAGCGATGAGCCATTGCTTATCGTAATTCTGCCGTTTGGGTTGGCAAAGTATTTCTTGAACTTCCTGTTAAGGAACCATTCGAACTTGAATATCTGCGATGTCATCGAGGCTTCTATTCGCGTTTCCTTGGCCCATTCGACAAAAGCATCGTTCAGTGCCTGCAATGGGCTGACGAGGGCTTGCAAGTATAGTATCAGCTTCCTTCCGCCGATGTAATGCGGCACAAGCTGATTCACGGTCTTGTCAAAATTGATCCTGTACCTCATTATCCCTCGGTCTCTTGTCCTTCCACAACGAGCGTTATTGATTCGGCCCATTTCTGGAACCGCTCCTCGACATCTTCACCAGTGCTTTGCTTCACAAATCCGGCATTGGGCACAAACGAACGGCTGACACGCATTTCGTAGATAGGTTCTTCGTTCTCATCGGTATCTTGAACGACAAGCTGGTTGTCGCTGTCGTATTGTGCGACATAGATGCCTTGGTCTTGACCTACAAACACGTCAACGACATGCTCGGCCTTTTGAATTGCGTCGATGATTTTCTGCACATACACCACTCCGTCAAACGGAAGGTTCTGCACAAAGTCGTTAAGAGACGCCTCAATGTTGGCATACACCTCTTCAGGACTTACCGCACCGTCATAGTAAACGGTAAGCCGAGGAATCAGCACATCACCATTCCTGCTCACGACGATTCCATGTGTTCCTGCAAACGAAATCTGGTTCAAGTAGGCTTGCACAGATAGCAACTCCATGTCACTGATGCGCTCGTAGGCACCTGGTTCGCCTGTGGCCACTTTCAGATAGAGTTTCTTGTCGTTGAAGCCTTCTTCGACGACCTCAGAATAGCTTACCTTGGTTATGATGCGTTTCGACAAGTCAACGCTCGGATAGGAGAAGGCTGTGCCCTCGTCGTTCATCTGCAATGAGTCTCCACTTTGGTATTTCAGCAACGCATTGGCATAGTATGCCGCGTTGCCGTTGATGCGGTACTGCAAATCCTTGGCCAAGTCGACCTTGAACACATCAAGGATGTTCTCGAAAGTCCAGATACAGGCCGATACGACCCATGTGAAGGCATCGAGAACCGACATCTTCGAACTGTTGTGAAACTCGGTCAGTTCAAGATATTCGTCGCGCTTCTCCTTAGCCGCGCTATAAATCTCTGTCAAAGTCCTTGCCATTATTGCCCTGTGTATGTGTATATCGTTCCGTTGATGTCGAACACCCAATGTCCGCCTTGGTTCCAACTCTCCTCGCCGATGATGGTCTGTATGGCAGCCATCCCGATTTCGGACGGTTCGGTGGTCAATAGAACCGTACAGTCACGCCTGCTGCCATAGTTGGCGACAATGTAAGTCAGGTAGTCGTCAATCGTATCGCTACCAATGTTTGCACCGCGCAAATCAAGCATTTGCAGGCTCATGTTCCCAATCGGCGCAAGGTCTCTCACCTTTGCTTCGCGCAGGTCCAGTGAATAGGTGCCTTCGAAAAGAAATAGTCCGTCAAGCGGGTATATGTTTTTACGGTACGAAAATTCGTCAATCGTGACATTGCGCATTGTGAATATTGTTCCAGGTATGCCCTCAGCGTCGAAGGTGTTCAGTTCAAAGTTTCCGTACACTCTCACGCGACGCTTGTCAACCTTGTTGTCAAACCAATGCTCGACGCGGCTGACTGTCGTCGATAGCGGCACCTCCTGCAAGTCTGAATTGTCGCCCCAGTCGACAAGAATCGAACCGCTTTCAGCTGATACGCCGAACCACATCCGTTCGGTCTCGCTTTCGTCAATAGCAAATACGAACACCAAAGGCAGATCCGTGCTCTTGTGATACACATGCCGCTCTCCATTTGCGGCCAAATAGCCTTGCTCCTCGATTTCCGACACAATGCCTTCGTTTGTCTTATAGAAATCGTGGTACTCAAGTTTCATTCCCGCCTTCAGGTCGGTCGTCATTGTCAGCCACTCGTTGCTGATCAACAGGTCAAACAAGCCTTCGATGCTCCCGTGAAGCATGATGGCCACATCAAAAATGTTCTGGTTCGGTTTTACGATATAGGTTGCCATTATTCCAAGTCTACAAATGTCGTATCAAGGTCAAGATAAAGGTCTTTGGTGTCGAAGTCGTATGAGGCGTCCATTACGGTCACGCCGTCATCTTGGAACTCGCGTTGCAGGATTTCCGACAGCCTTGTGTATTCGATGTTCGAATTGGTCCATCTGACCAATCCGACGCCAGTGACCGGATAACGGTAGTTGTTCGTTGGGACGCACTTCAGCAACATGTTCCCGTTCTGCTTGTTGGCTTTCACAATATTGAAATCCAATTCTTCTGCATCATACAGCACGACATTCCCGCCCTCGATCATCAAATGCAGCGAGCCTTCCGAAACAAGCATCAATTGGCAAGCGAATACGTTCTCAATCGGTCTGCCAAACATACCGGCCTTCACCGTGAACCATTCGGAACCATCAATAGGATTTTGGAGATAGGTGTAGGAAGTCGGCCCTATCATCCGCCTGATGCGCAACATGACCTCCTTGTATTTCGGTGTGTATGGAATAGTGACATACATGCCGTTTTGCCTCAACGTGCCTTCCGGTACAAAGGCAGGAACCGTTATCTCTCCGTAAACGTAGCGTTGCAACCCGATCGGGTTCTCTACCCATTGGAATTGGTAGACTGCATATCGCCTGCCGCTAACAAGCGTAACATCGCATGTAGATGACTTTACTTCAATATCTCTTCTCATTGCTGGTTTGCTTTCATTGATGTCCAAACATTGTAATATGTTGTGCTGCCACTACCAGACCCGGAAAGTTCGTGCGAATCGCCAGATCCTGACCCCGATGTTGTCACCGGTATTTTGACCAATATAAACACCCACGTCTCTCCGTTCGCGATGTACACCCCTCCTGTATTGGTCGTGGAATTCATATAGGAACCACTTCCTGGAAACACCATAGCATCACCAGAATTAAGCAATTTGACTATGACCGTGCGGCCCTCATAGGCACCTTCCGTTGGCAGATAGATATTAGCAGAGACTCCGTTCACTGGTGGCAGAGCGATGACAAGCGTGTCTTTCCCGTCAAGTTGATGGCTTCCAGTTGTCGTGATAACTTTCCTCCCAAGATACAGCCCCCGCATCTTCAAACCGTCGAAGAAACCGCCATAACACGGTGCAGGCGATGATGCCCGCGTGTTGGTTGCAGACCCATATACGCCTATTATACAGTTTTCGTCACTGCCATTGTTATGGCTTGAAGCGACAAGCGTCGACTTTCCATCTCCAACGATAGCCGATCGTTGGGAATAGGTGTCGTCACTTGACGGGGCAAGCATACCGGCCCTGTCTGCATATATTCCTGTCGGTGTCAAAAGAACCGAACCCACTCCACCTGACACGTCGCCTACCGTCTTAATCCTGATGATACCAAGGTCGGCATCGAGTCTTATGTCAGATCCAATCCCGCGAGAATACCCTTCACCTCCGCACACCATGTGCTCGACGCAGGCATCCAAACTGTTTATATATAGCCTTATGCTCCCTGAAGCGTCGAGCGTGACTTTCGGGGTTCCACTATTGTCCGATATGATGGTTCCATTATCGGAAATAATCCAACTGCCTATATATCCACCATCTGCATCAATGTCAGATGCGTAAACATGGCCATTTTCATCAACTCTGAAAGGGGCCGTTGTTAAAGTTGGTCCACCTGCAAAGAACCTGATGCCATTTGAGCCAGATCCTACTGACGAAATACCAGCTCTAACCAAAAGATTTCCATCAGTAATCAATAAGGAGCCAGATATGAATGTCCCTCCGTTAGTGGTCCAATATATGGCTCCGTTGGCGATGTTGCCGGAACCGTTGCTATGGAAAACGACTTTGCCATCGGCAAAAACAGCCTCACCTGTGTTTTCCAAGCGCCACTTGTAGCCCCTAATACCGGTGCTGCCAATGGTAATCGACCCCGACGCTCCCGTGAATCCTGATGTCGCTTTCGTACCTTTGAATATGGAATCGCTGTCGATGGTCCATCCTCCAATGGAACCATTCGTGGAACTTATTGTTCCCGTGACATTTGCATTGGAAGCGTAGAATAGCCCCGTTTCGTCTACACGGAATGGCGCTCTTGCCGGTGTTGAATCACCTGCGAAAAACCTGATGCCCGCCGAACCCGAACCCGCCGCAAGCATTCCAGCCTTGATGACACCGTTCTCGTCCTTAACATAGATGGCACCTGTCAGTTCCATCGACGAACCAGCAAACTCAATGTTGCCAGACGCATCCCAGATGATGTTCTGGTTGGCCAAATAGCCGCCACCGTCGACATTGAACTGGACGAAGCCACCTGCAAACACAGCAACCCCGGTGGATTCAATGCGCCACTTGAAGCCTCTGATGCCAGTTGAACTAAGCGTGATGTAACCCGATGCCGAAGTGAAACCGCTTGTGGCTTTTGTGCCGATGTATAAAGCCTGGTTGTCGAAATACCAAGCCGCAATTTGTGACGGATGGGTCGTCGACAGATAGAAAAGCAGATTTCCGCCAGTAGAGTACCCCGCCAATTCCGACCCATTCGACAAGGAACGCATGTAAATGCCACCGCTGCCTTCGATAGCGGATGCAAGATTCGCGTTTGCGATGTTTCCGATATTTGATGCCGACACGAATACGGCTCCGTTATTCACATCTGAAACAAGTGCGACATGAGACGTCGAGAGCCTGCCTTGAGTGATTTTCCAACCTGCTATAAGGTTTGTCGAATAACCAAGCGTTACATGACCGTTTGCGAAACTCGCATTGCCGCCAGTGTCTATATACCATCCGTAGCCGCGCAAGCCGTTACTGCCGATGGTGATACTGCCGCTACTGGAAGTGCCTGCACCCGCGACATTCGACTTGGTTCCGATCCAAAGCGAATCGGTATCGAAATTCCAAGCGGCTATCTTGTTTTCATTGCCAAGGCTGAAGACCTTGTTAAGCGTCGTTGTCCCACCAGACATAGTGGCTGGCAGATAGCCTTCGAGACCATAGTCCTGTGCCGTATTGTAGAACATGGCAACGCCGCCGTGATTGTGAACAATGTCCCTGTGAGAGAAACCGCTTGCAGAAACGATGGATTCCGTCAGTGCGGACGGCGATACACCAACGTAAGAAGTGTCTGCGCCAAGCAACACATGGGCGCTATACAGGTATTCCGTTCCAATAGTCCACCCGCCTATGACGCCTCCATCCTTGTTGATATGGAAAATCTCTTCGCCGCCATGCAATCCATAGATACCAGCCGTTCCGACAGTCTGGTCGTCTGGTCCAATATAGACACCGCTCAACGTTCCGAGACCAATTCCCTGGGTTCGATGGCCGACAAACAACTTTGGCGTAATGAGATATGTATCTCCAATTGTTGTCTTGTTGTTTTCCCAGTCAAGAATCCAATCGAACATGGTCGTTTCACGCACAACTGTGAAGTTGAGCGTTGCAAGGATGACATGTCCCGTAAGCACAGTTGTAATCACAAAAGAGATCCATCCATTCACTTCTCCATTAGGAATTTCCGTAATCCTGATACGCTTTACAAGACTATCGACGCTCGTAACCGTGTATGCAATGCCGATGCTGCTCGACGAATCAATGTCGATGCTGAAAGCCTCTGGAGTTTCGCCACGAAAAACTCGTATATCAGAGAAAGCATCATTGAGGTCGACGGTGCTACCATCGTATGAAGCATTGATGACGAAATTGTTCGGCGTCATAGTAACCGAATATGCGTCGTCAATAGCAGATAGTAATATTGAACCTTTTGCAAGGAGACTCATCGCAACGCCATTATTATAATGAATAGGCTTGCGAACCGCAAAAAGGTTTCATCGACGTGCTATTTTATGGAGCGACAAATCACGTTGGTGCTTCTTTTTATAAATGTTCTTGACCTTCACCACCTTCATGTTTTTGCAGTAGGTGAGCCTGCGGAAATTTTGAGGGATGTTGTCCCACAACCACTTGCGTTTCTTGTAGGTGCAGCCATCGCGCATGAAGCCCATGTAGGCATTAATTCGTGATGCAATCTTCTCTGCGTTTTCCTCGCAATATTCGTCGGTGTAACCTTCTATCTCTTTCAAAAGGTTCCATGCGTTCCCCATCGTTCTCTTTCCGACATAGATCCTATCGTCGCAGTGTACTGTTCCGATCACAGAAACCGAAAGACATGCCCTTTGTATATAGACCTTTTTCGGATTGATTCTCATGCAAAGATTTGACAATTCTTCTCTAACAACTTGTATGGTGTCGGTCATCTCTTCCTTATTTGGATAAGCCGAAAAGATGTCGTCCATGTATCTTCCGTAATAACCACCATGACGGGCCGCGATTGCGGCAAGTCGATGGTCCATTTCCGAAAAATAGAAGTTGGCAAGCATCTGCGAAGTGAGGTTGCCTATTGCGAGCCCCTTCCCTTTCGTCTTGAAAAGAGTCTTGTCAGCGGGCAGTTTTTTGAAAAGATTCGGATCACCATGAATGATGCAATGCTGTTCAGGGCGATGGTACACCACCTTTTTCCATAACCACAGCCAATCTTCCTTATGGTCGCGAAGCTCATCGGACCTGTCACACCAATCGGAAACCGCATAACTGAGCTTCGACCATAGAATGTCTTTGTCAATGCTCATGAAGCATCCTTTCACATCGAGCTTCATCACCCATCCGTCTTTGCCTACCTGTGTCAATGCTTCATGCGCGAACCGTGTCATTGCAGTATTTCCCTTACCTTTACGGCAGTTGAACGAGTTGTTTATGCTATAATGCTCAAACATGTCGCCAAATTTGAGGATGAGTAAATGGTGTACGATTCTGTCGCGTGAGTCGGCAGCAAACACCTCGCGTAGTTTTGGCCTTGTGACACAGAATGCAATGCTATCACCGATTTCGTAAGTGTGGCTGTTCAATTCCTAGCAAAGGCGCGGAAGCTCATGATGTGCTGTGATAGAAAACAAATAGGCCGACCGCTTGCTCCGCTTGTGGCGCAGAAAATCGAAGTAAGCCTCCTCTATGTCTTCTATAGTGACCCAATCTGACATTGCGAATCAAGAAAAAAAGAGGAACCCGTCCCGCAGTAATGCGCAAGTCTGACAGGCGAACAACGGCAGGACAGTGTAACTGTTGTTCTTGTTGTTGTTGTTGGGACTTCCACCATTCATGTTCCACATGTTGTTGTTATTGTACTGGGTGGAACTCCACCAGGTGCCGTTGCTGCATACGCTTATTTGAAGTAACCGATTCTGGCCTCTTGCCAGAGAGACGGTAGTATGCCCTTATCAATCCATCCCGCAGTGCTCTCGGAAGCGCAGTACGACAAACCGAATCTGACTGTGGGCTTCGTTCCTCTTTTTTGTATATCAATATTTCAAACTTGTAATCTTATTCATCCTTTGTCGAATTCCGCCAAGCGGTCGCCTGCTTGCCTACAACCTCAATCGACTTTGAAATTTCCGACACTTGCCGCAAGCTCAAATAGCGATACTCAAGACAATAATTGACGAGCGAATCCAGACTATCGTTTTTCTCCAGCAAATCGTTGAGCGCATCTATTCGTTCCCGCCCCTTCCTCCTGTTTGCATGACCAATATGTTCTCGCATGTCAAGCACATAATTGAACATCCTGTTGCCTATATTGTATTTCTGGAACCGATCCATGTTTACCACAGCAACGTCAACCAGATGCAGCAACTTGAGACATTCCTTGTGTATCGCCAAATCCTTTGTTAGTGCCATTCAAAAACTATTTTTGCACGCTTGTAAAGCGTGCAAAAATAGCGCTTTTCCGCATACAAAAACCGATTCTGTTCAACTTTCTTCAGAAAATCGACAAAATAATCATTAAAGTGATAAAGTCCGTAGGGCACGCTTTGCGATGCCCTACGGAAGGGATGGATTGATTAAGCGAACAACGGCAGGACAGTGTAACTGTAGTTCTTGCCGTTGCCGTTGGGACTGCCACCATTCAGGCGCCACATGGTGTCGTAATTGTACTGGGTGGAACTCCACCAGGTGCCGTTATTAATATTTAACACTTTTCCAGATGTTAAAGCCAATGCTGCATTTATCGAAGTAAGCGCGGACTTGATGGCCCACAGCTGACCAAACGCGCCTATGAATCCTGTAAGAGTTCTCGAATTGGTGGTCAGCGTCTTCTCACTCGCCCATGTCGCTGCGGCACTTGTATAACCGCTATTGTTTTGGACAAATTCAAGTATTTTGCTCGTATTGAGCATCCCAGTAAGATTGTAGTGACAGTCCGAAGCCTCAACACCGCTCGTCGAGCCACCGATTTGCGGAAGACCAGTGATGTTAACGTTTTGGTTGAGGATTTGTTTGCTTGCAGTAACAAGATTGACATCGATATAGAAATCGCAAGCCTTGCCATCATTAAGTCCGCTTGCCTTCGAAAGCAAATTGAGCGGCTGAACGTGGATGGCGATTCCCGTAGGCTTTGTGGCCAATGCGTCATAAGCTGCGATTGTGTATTCCACGTCATCGTCGGCAAGGATGCGGATGTCGTCATCGCCAATATACCAAGCATAATAAGCCATGACATACCTGTTTTCCAACGAAGCCACAAACTGCATGTTTTGAGGCTGAGAGAATCCGCTAATTTGTGGGAAAATGATGGTGTAATGCGAATTGATAGGCACATTGAAAACCGCCCAGCCGTTGTTGATTTCTGCATTGTGGGTCTCGCTGTCGCCATCTATGATGTATTGCACATTCTCGCCGTTCGATTCCTGGAACACACTCGTTCCGCCCGTCGTACCTACGGAAAGGCATACATTCACGGCCTCATATCCCGTCAATGTTTCCACATTTGGCACAAAATTGAACAACACATAACGTTCATTGTAGGTTGCTCGGAACGCCTTTGTGGGTACATGATAATACCCCTGCTGGTCGCTCATCGAGAGCGTGTATTTCACACCTTTCGCAACCGAAAACGTTGCAATGCCGTTTTCATCTGTCGTCGCGTTGGTAACAGCCCCGTTCGCTTCCATCGTGACAACCAATCCTTCAATGTTAAGGTTGTTATCACCAGATGCAACGGTGACGTTTACGGTCTCGTTGTCGCCGTCTCGCATGGCCTGCAATTCCTCGAAGATACTCGTTTGCACCACCTTCGACGAATCCCATACGCCAGCAGCTTTATAAGCCACGAACCTATAAAGCACGTTATTGTACTTAACCAGGTCCGGCGCGGCATAGTCTGACGTTGTGGAGAAAACAGGGATCTCGTTGACGCCAAGAGCTGCTTCAAGATAGAGGAAGATTTGGTCTACAGTGCAAACCTTTGGCGCATTGGAGTTCGGGTCTGCAACGGGAATCATGTGATCGCCTGTCACTGAATTGACAAGCAAGGATGGATCGTTTATTTTCTTTCCTGCCATAATAGATATTTTTTTTGGTTAGTTTAATATAGCAACGCCGTGCTTCCATCGGCGAAGCGCATCCTGGTTCCGTCTGGCCACATCAATGCGGTCTCTCCCCAATCAGAAATGGGTTCGACGGATTCTTCAAAGCCTGTGTATGATGCCACTTTGTTGTCGTTGACGAACAACGAGCCTTTCGACACAACGATGCCTGAATCTTGCAAGGGAAGGGTCCTGTCGGCTGCGTATTTCACCTCAAGCAATTCACTTGTTCCCACAAATGCGTCAATGCCTATTGACGTAACCGTTGTCGGAAACACAAGTGTTCTCAGTGCGTTGCAACCCATGAAACATTCTGCAACAATTGAGGCAATGTGTGTCAATGATGCCATGTCGATGGATTCGAGCGCCACACAGCCCTTCGCCTTGAATCCTGTCAGCCAAGTCATCTGAACCAGTGATACGCCAACGAGATTGGCGCATCCGCTGAGATCAAGGTTGCCGACATTCTTGAAGAAAGGCAAGACATTACGCCCAGTGCTCTCGAAATTCAACAGAAGTGATGGGTCTATAAGATCCCCAATACGCAGTGTGCCGCTGAGGTTTTTCAGCTCCATTGAATTGAATGAGTTTTCGTCTGTGTGTGCAAGTCCTGCGGCCTCAAGCGCGTTAAACAAGGGCACATTGCCTGTAAGCGCTGAGTTGGTAACCACATTGTTCAAGATGGTCGTCAGGCAAATGTCAAGCTCTTGCGCCGTCAGCGTAAGGCCGTTGCGCCAGTTCGACTGGTACTGCAACTTCATGTTGACATCTTCGTCTGGCAACGCCGCGACTTGCAGGCAATACTCGTCGAATCCGGTCTTGCCCTCCAGGTAGTCCGAAGTGCAAGCAGCAACATAGTCAGAGTCTGCTCCAACCAGATTCCAAACGCCACCATTCACCAATTCCATGCGCCCAGTATAAGGAACCTCGACATTGTTCACGATACGCTTGTGCGATGCGTCAAACAGGTAGTGGCCTCTGGTAAGGATTTGCAGAACGCCTTCCAATTCGCTGACAGGTGCCTGTGAATGCGTCAACTCTATCATAGCGACCGTAGGATAGGTGCGTTTCTTGACACGCACCGTAGCGGTTCCGTTGCCGCCTGTGTTGCGCTCCACATAGATGGTATATTCAAGGTCATCGTCCGAACATTCGGTGGTCGACAGAATGCCAGTAAGGTAGCCAAGCGTGCATCTGTCGAACGGTATGTTCGGATTGAAGTCTGATCCTGACAAGAAGTCGCCGTCAATCAGCACATGCCATTCATACACAGGTGCTTCTCCAAGGATGGGGAAACCGACGGCCTGAAGCTGTGCCGACTCGCCCTGCATCACCTCGATCACACCGTATGCGTCAACGGAAACGCCGTTGCCAGATGCAGAAACGATGATGTTTCTGCTGTCGCAGTCGCAGCAAAGGCTACTCGAAGCATTGGCCAATGCGAACACATTCTCGCCGAAAGCCTCCATCAAGGCCGACATCTGCGCCGTGGTGTATTCCGTGGTGCATTTCACATAGCCCGTAAGGTCACGTTGCGCCGCAGGAATCTGTGCCAGGGTCAGCAAGTCGTCGATGTCGATGTCGGTCCAGTTGATATTGCGGTATTGGATCTGTGCGCTGGCAATGAGCGACGGGTTGTCACGCAGCATGGCGCACCATTGATGTACCAACTCATGCGTTCCTGAGTCGCTGCCCATGCCAACAAGACGAAGCACAAGCAATGTTGATGGCAGCTCGTCCTCGTCTGCATCGTCCCACCATGTGATTGCACAGTCGCCAAGGCTGTCGGTGAAGCTCACTCCGTTGGCAACGATGGAAGTCAGTGTGACGGGCAGTTCCACAGCCTCAAAGTCGGCGCCGTCGGCAGGGTTGAACGACAACAGCCCGCTTCCTGCGGCAAAGAACTTCTTCAGGTTCGACATGGCGCTGAGGTCAATCGAAGTCACGCCCGACAATCCTTGGATGTCAAACCATTCCATGCGCGACAGCTTGTCGAGACCAGTGAACGCGATATTGTCGTTCAGGTTGATGATGCCTTCGGCCATGTCTTCCTTGCTGATGCCAACGACGCATTTCTTCAGCAGCGTACCCGTAACCTCGTCATAGCACTTGTCAAGTTGCACCGTTGACCAGATGTATCTTGCGATTTCATGCAGGTCGATGGTGTCCAGCTTGTCGCAGGCGTAGATTTGGATGGGGTCGTTACCCAAGATTGGCGTTGGCGACTGGATCTGCATACTGAAGGCATCACCCTTCTCGTAATACAGACCAGACAAGGCGATGTCTTGGGTTTGGCCGTAGCCGAAATACGAAGTGGCACCGGCCACGAAATACATCGTGTTCTGGTTGTTGGCACCACCGGCACGCACATACACGCTCTTATCCTTGAACTCGCCGACGGCCCATTTCGCATCCCAATAGTCGTATGAAGTGCGCTCAAACCAGTGGCGGTGCGAAGTGCGGTCGCCTTGGAACATGGTCAGGTAGTCGTAACCGTTGAAGTACGGCTCCACATACTTGGTCATGCCATCCTTGTTGTAAAGCGACTGTGCCCACTTCTGGACATATTCCTCGTCCTGCATCTTCACGATGTTGTCGTAGGTCCACCCTGCCGCATACAAGGCTTGGTCAATCTTATGCACGGCATCCATGAACTCGTCGTTGTTTTCGAGAGCATCCCACAACCACGACGAGTTACCTTCGGTGTCGCGGCCAGAAAGCACATAGTTTCCGTTCTGCATGGTGTCGCGGTCGGTCATCGGCTCCGCGTCACAGGCACCAGACTGCTGCAATCCACATTGCATATCGACGTCCCACCATTTCGGAATCCACTTGCCTCCGGTGCTGTATCGCGTCCATTCGAGGTTACGAACCAAAGAGTCGGAACAGGTGTTGCGCATCACACGGCTGTAATAGGCCGCAGTGTGCCATTTGTCGATAATGTCGAAGATGATGGCGTCGAAGGCCGACTGGTTGTTGTATGTCGCTGCGATGGGCTTCACAACCTCTTCGCCAAACTCCTCCCAATAGTCATCCACGTCACCGCCGTCAGCGATGATGTCGTCCGGATCCGGGTAAATAAGCTCATAGGCCATTTCCCTTGCCGAAGCGTTGGCATCCCAGCCGTTTGCGGAAGTAAAGAGCGTGTAGATGTCGTTACGCAGGTTCTCGACCTGTCTGCAACCATCATTATCCCAAAGGCGCGAACCTTTGGTTCCCGACTTGAAGTCGTAAGGGTCAAGCGTTCCGTCAGTGGCAATCTTGTCGTAGATGCTCCTCATTCCGTTGGCATAGTTGGCTTTCTTCTCTTCCATGAGGACATACAGGCCAAGCATAGTGTAAGGCGTGTTCTCATTCGCTCTCCATACAACGACACACGGCCTCGAATCAGGAACGAAGTTGATGTTGTACGGGAACTCGTAGTCCTTGGCATCGCCTCCATGACGTTGCGCCATGTCTGACGCATATTGGCCACTCAATACATACTGCTGTGCTGGAATACGAAGAACGTACTCACCGTTGACCTGCGCCTTTTTGTAAGTCTCGTTCACCATTCGCAGGAACGAACCGTTGTGGCAACAAGACGAGTCCATCGGATTGGCTTGCAGGCGGAATTTCTTCTCCGGGATATTGCCCTTACGGAAGGCCCATCTGTTCTTATAGAGCGGGTTCCCGTCACGGTCAAACACCACATTGCCGTTCTTGTCAAGTTTGACGTGCATCGACGGAGGCATGTGCAAGCCCAGCGTCGACTGACCGGCATTGCTGAACTGCGCGTTAGAACAACTTATGTTCAATTCCGGGCTTTCAGGGAATGTGATTTCCATAGCGCCGAATATGGTAGCCTTTGACTGAGTGGCAATCATCGGAGTGACATCGCCGGTAATCTTCACCAACGGCACCATCCCTTCGATCTTGTCGATGTCAACGGTAGAAACGGAACCGGTCTGGTAGATGTTGTTCTTGGCAATCATGGCAGCAAGGTCCTTTCCGCTGTCAATGATGTAGTTGTTCAATTCCTGCACCTCGTTGATGACGGCATCGTAAGTGCGCAGGTAGAATATCTTGATTCCAGCCTTGCCGTCGGCATTGCCGATGCGGATCATGCCGTAGGTGTCGTTGGTATCGGCCATGCGACCGATATTGAAATTGTCCGTGATGTCATATACCACGGCGGGAGCCAGGACACCGTTATTCGAAACCGTCATAAAACGCGGGTACTGCGTGTGCCCTTGTGCGTTGGGATGGGTGATGAAAGCCAGCTTCACTCTCTCGTCTGCCTTGAAGCGTGCCACAATCTCAGTTCCTGCACGCGATTTCAGGACCGCCTTGGTCGGATAGATGGTCAATGCCGGACCGATAGACGGGTCGCCGATCTGGAAGATGACGGCATCGTTCTCGTCCACGTTGAACGACATGAAGTCAATCTCAACTACATTGCCGTTACGACTTTGCACTGCGATTTCCTCTGCAAACGGCTTGTTGTTGATAAGGCCAGTGGCTCCGTTGTTGAACACCACGGCGTCGTCGAAATAGCCCGAGTTGCCATTGAAAGGCATGTTGCTGAACTGACAGGAATATCCCCTGTCGGCCCACGATTGGAGTGTTTCTTGCGGCTCATCGTTTGAACGGCCAAGGCCGCTCAACTTCATCGTCAGACCCTCTCTCGCCTCGAATATCTCCGTGTTCTCGCTGATGGCGATGGAATACGAAGGCTCGATGACTTCGCCGCCAATAAGGGCTTGAAGTTGATAGGTCCCGTATTCGGTAGGCATGAATGTCAGCGGGTCTGGCTTGCGGTCGGTCTCGGCATGGACAACATCGGCATTTCTCGTCGCCAGGGTGGTCTCGTTGCCGTTGGCAAACAGCCTCCATGTGATGGTTGCCGACTGCTGCTGCACATCGCTCGAATAGTAGGCCCAATTGAGGCTCTTCGTGATGTATTGCTTTCCTGTAAGACCAGGCTGTTCGCCGATAAGCACAGGTTGCGTCCTCGGAAACACGTTTTCGATGAGGATCACGGTCTGGTCTATGCCGGTGATGACAAACTCATAATAAAGCAAATTGGAGGTGAAGATGCTGTCGCCAGCCATCATTTCCGCCTGCACCTGCAAAGTGTGCTTTCCGGGTTGATATTTTCCGTCTGTGTTTTTGAAAATCTGCGTTCTGGTAGCAGTTGACTCAAGACTCGAAATTATAGGAGAATGTTCCAATTTCCCGTCAACATAGAACCTCACGGTTTTGTCGGCCTGCCCCGTAACAGTATATGTGCAAGAGAAATTCGTGTTTGGCAGGATGCTGCGCGAAATGTCGAACGTCGTCGAAATCTTCAGTTGCACGACATAGTAAGTCACTATCGTCGTCCTCATCGCACCAGTTGAACGACCGCGAAGGTGTATCGTGATTGTGTTGGTGCCAAGATGCAGGAACTCGTCGATATTCATGTTGACCGTTGTGCCCGCATTGTAAATCTTTGACGTTTGGTGCGTTCCGCTTGTGCTCTGGAATGTATAGTAGGCATCAACAGACTCCAGAATCTCATCAACGCCATTGCTGCCATCAACCGTCTTGAAGGAATATCCGATAGTAACGCCACTCGTCTTGCCGTCGTCACCGATAAGGAAATATTGGTTGTCTTTCAGCGATATGAAGGAAATCGTATAGGGTGCCGGAGCAGTGAATCCTTCGGTAAACTCGTATGCCCTGATTTCGGGGTGTTCGTCTAACGTACCGTTTTCGTAGGCTTCCACCCAGGCCATCATCTTTTCCTCGTCAGGGAACTCGCGATAAACACGATTACCAGCATCATACCAGCGCACAAACGGTTTCTCGTCGTGGCGGATGAATTTCTCTGCGAACGTGCCATTGGCGAAATAGTCCTTCAGGCGAGTCCACGCAGCCAGCCACTTTTCGGCAAGTATTGGAAGATTGATGATTTTTTTAGCCATAGCTTGTTTCTATTGGTCGTTGCACTTTTCAATGTAGCCGTCCGAAGTCTGGCACACATAGCCGTCAGACGTGAAGATGAAGCCTGTCAAAAACTCCCAGACGGTCACAAGGCCGCTCCTGATTTCAACGAGCTGTCTTCTGCCAAACTTGACGTCTACTATGTCTTTCCGGTTAAATTGAGCCATTGCCTTTCAGATACAGGACTGCTTTAATGATGTCTTCCCATGTGCAGGAAAGCATGGTCTCGCCAGCCGACGCTTCCCATCCGTTAGAGGCATTGAACGTGCAGGGCGACCCTTCTGTAGTGAGCGGGATATCTTTGAAGTCATCGTCTTGGGTCGGATAGTCGGTCTTCCCGCTGGCCGCCTGAGCGATGGCGCCACGGGTAACGGCAATCACCCTACCGTCGGCCTTGAATCTGTAATCTCCTGTATAGAGAGATGCGTGCTCATTATTGAATGTGCCAAACTCAAGGCCCTGTCCGCCCTCTGAATCGTACTGTCCTGCTTGTCCGATGGCGTTGGTCCTTGAACTCTCGAACTTGATCTTGTTCTCGTTGTGGTTGCTGTCCTCACCACAGGGCTGCAAGGCTATGCCTCCGTGCTCGTAGCAACGTATGTCGAACGAGCGGCCTTTCATCTTGGTCTGGCAGTAGTGCTCTCCGGCAGAAGAGTCCTTGACACCGGTCTTGAACTTCACGTCGTATTCGTTGACATCGGCAGCGCCCTTGGTGTTGAACTCCATTTCGGTCGAGTTCAGCTTCAACCTGATGGGCAGCTCGCTGGAAAGGTCAACACCCTGGTCGTCCACGCTGACCAAAGCCTTGACAAGCACTTCATCCAAGTCGCCAGTATGGTCCGCAAGCAACTCTATCTGTCCTCCATCACCTGGCTTCACCTTGACATGTTTTGTCGGCTCGATATTGATGCTCTTTGGTGATGTTAATTCGAGGTTATTCTTCGAACTCAATGAAATATGGGATGCGACCTCTGCTGCCAACTGCCCTACAGTAACAGTGGTTTCGTTCCCAAGTTCGTCTATTACTTTGATTTGCTTGATCATTGCATTCTATTTTTATCGTTAGTTTAAGTGTTTGTCAAAACCAATGTTTCCGATGACAAGGCTCCTCTCACGGTCAATGTCTCGCCGTCTTGCGATAGCGAGGCGCCTTGTATCGTCATCAACTCGCCGCTGATGGCTGCCTGTTGGGTCTGTTGTTCATCTTCCTGCTGTGCCGAACCGGAGAATATCAGCGTTTCTCCATCCGACGACAGCGAACCGTGAACCGTAAGGGTCTCTCCGTCCGCCGAAAGCTCTGCGCCTTGAATCGTCATCAAGTCACCTTCTATGGCAATGGTCTGTTCGGTCTGTGGCGTTCCACCGCCACCCTCCCCATCGTCTTCATAAATGTAGTATAGCCAGTCGTCATGTATCTGGTTGCTGGCAACCAATGCGGCATACTCGCTTTCCGAGCCTATCCACCTCTTACGAAGCAATTCATCGTGCTCGTTGAGCAATTGGATGATTGCGTTAAACTCCGCAGCAGTCAGCCTGCCTTGCGCAGTAGCGCCCAAGTTTTGTATCTTATTTCCGAAGTCTAACGCCATTTCAGAATATTATTGGTAATTGATACGGGAAATGGTTGTTCTCCATGATCAGTTCGCATACAAACATATCCCTTGTTATAATAGTGTAGTCAAGGGTGATTTGTTTTGCGGTCCTGTCAATTTCCGGCGTAACGACATTGCCCAATCCGTCCTCGACAGCGAACCACCATCCCTCAACTTCGTTGTCGGTATCCGGGAGGCTATATTTATGCCACATGAACCCCAACGCAGGAGGAATATCTTCCATCAGTTCGCCTTGGTAATAGACATTCGCCTCCAAAACCGTATGGCACACACCACTGCCGAACAGCTCTCCCTGTTGCGATGTAATCCTCACTTCGTAGCCCTCAAGCCTCTGCTTTCTGATGGAAATTGTGTCATAATATAGATTGCCGTCTATGTTGACCTCGTATTTCAACACAAGGACATTGGGCGAATAGTCCCATAAATACGAATCGTGTGCAAGAACAAATGTCTTCAGTTTTGCGTTTGGAATCGGATAAAAGTTGAGGCCGTCCGAATAGTACCACTGCCTCTGGTCGGCCGTGCTCGACAGGTTGGTTTCGGCTGCTGTCAGTGTTATGGCCTCTGGTGTCACCATCGCAACGCCAAATTCACTGGATATTACGAAAGTGTCCTGCCCTGTTATCCGCACAGCCCTGTGGATAAACTCCTCTGGAGGCGTTCCTCCGATGTTATCCCATGTCAGCTTCACGCCTTCACCGAAAGTCACGTTCCCGTTTTCGTCCCAAACTATGTTTGCGTTGGCCAAATGTCCGCTGCCGTCATTCCTCAGCACAAAGGCATTACCTCTCGCGCCGATGCTGCCGTTGCCATCGTAATTGAGCATCAATAGCGGGTTTTGGATGGTTCCGCCTATTCCACCACGGGCAAACCATGCGCCATAGTCGTCGGTATAGTTCAGCTTATTGTCGGTAGGCTGGTATTGCGTTGCCGTATCGCCAAGTTCGACTTGAGGCGATGCGAAGAACATAATGTCCTCGTCGGGCATGATATGGTCCTGTGCAAGAACGGACTCGTTGTTCGTCACCTCACGCGAAGGCGTGTCGATGAACGATGGACTCAGTGTAATCAGCATGTCGTCCTCGGCATTGGCGGGAGGCTGCAACTTAAAAGAAACTGATTGCCTGTACCATGCGTGAGCCTGTGAATATGGTATTTGTATAATGCCGACAAGCGTACCGTTCTGGTAGATGGAAAGCAGGCATTCCTTCTTGGTGTAAATCCAACATGAGAAGCAGTATTCAACTCCGATTCTCGGCATCATCCAGTCGCTTCTCTGAGCCGACATCGTGGCTTCCCCGTCCAATTCATACACCTCTCCAATGCCAGTTGGATTAGCCATGTTTTCAGATGGCTCGATAGAACTCAAAAACGCGGGCATGATTGAATTGAGGAATGCGTTCCTGTGTATCTTTCCTGCATAGAAAGTTGCCCCGAAACCGTTCTCGTCACCTGCGGTCAACGTGCCGGACACATGAGCGGAACCAGAGGCGAACATCTTTTGAAGATAACCCCCATACCCGTCGAGACGACCGAACACTGGATCCACGATGCCGTCGAGCTTTCCTATCCTCGTCTGGCTCGCGTCGCCAAATGATGAAACGCTCGAAAGCAGGATGATGTTCAAGTCCGCAATCCATGCCTCGTCGTTGGCGTAGAAATTCTTGAAAGCCACGGACAGGGTGCGTAGATGCCTGCCAGAGTAGTCTACGGTGATGGCGAAGAACTTGTACTCCCAATCCGTTGTGACCTCAAAGTCTATCGACCCGTCGGTCTGCAAGCCGTTGATGTATTTCAGCGACACATTGGCGTTCATCCTTTTGCTCGCCTTCACCTTGAATGACACCAATACACGGTTCGGATTCGCTATGTAGTTGTAGAAGTCCTGTCTGATGCCGATGGCCTCATTTTGAGGCGCGTTTTCTCCAGTTCTTGTGATATGGCACACCCTGCCGTTGCCGTCAAGTGACGACATGTATTCGGAGGTGATGTATTCGTTTCCTATCGTGACATACTGCGTCTTGGAGTCGATGGAATCGGTGTTGGCTATGTTTGTCGGCCAGCACAGGCTCATATTCCTGCCTATGCCGTCGATGACATCCATAAAAGGCGCGTCCGAATCCGATGCCGTGAGGTACAAGGCTCCGCTCCTGTCGGTGTCGAAAAGGCTTGTCACCCTGACGAAATCAAGCAGTTGGCTGGTTTGCGGAGCGTCACCTTCAAGAAGTGCGCCGATGAAATAAGGCTGACGAATCACATCGTTGGTCTCGGCATCTACTGTTTCCTCGATGCCATAGCCCAAGACGCACATCAAGGAATAGACGACATTCTGGCCGTCGAAATACTGGCGCCTAACGATGTCGCCGGTCCTCAACCCCTGCGTCTTCTTCGAGTCTGCGTCGAGCAGAACCTTGAACTTCCGATAATTGAATACAGCCATATCAAACGATTTCCGTCACGGTGTCACCAGAACATGAGTCGCTGACCCACAAGGAGCCGTTGGTGGCCGAAATCTTCTGCACCTCCAACTCATAGACCCGCATCTTCTTCCTTACGACAAGCGAATCAAAAGTGGCCTCATAGCCGCCGTACAGTTGGTCGGGCTTGACAGCCCATCCGTACCCGGCAAAACCACTTGCGAAAGTAGATGAGCTTATGCTGCCAGAGAAGGTGCCGTTGCCCGAATGGTATATGCCTCCAACGATGCCTTCGAGGAAAACTCCGTCGTCAAAGAATAGGACATTTTCGCCCAGTTTGGTTTTATACTGCTCCCCTATTATGGAAAAAAACTCGGCCTCGACAGGCTTCCTGAAAGAGAAAAATTCGGCGTTCTCGTCTTCCAAGTCTATACCAAGGCTTGCCGACCACGACAACGACCTGTCGGCAAACAACGATGTCGTAGGCTCAAACGAAAACACGATGGGCAACCGTTCCAAGGTGTTCATGTCGTTCACCACATGCTGGTACGGGAGGTCTATCTTCGCCTCGTATTCGCTTTCACCTATGGATATGGATGGACCGTTCACGCTGTTCAAGCGGATGAGCTTCTGGAACACCACGCCGCAATCCGACTGAGAGCCAAAATAGGTCTGCAACACCGTAGGCCCTGAAGTGGCGCAACCAGCACTCAACGAATTGGGAAAGTTGCCGTCGCCGAACCTCGAAACGATACGGAAGGTGTTTGCGTAGTTCCAGATGTCGGAAGCAAGAAACACCTTCGTAGTAAGCATGTTGCCATCCGAAGCGCCAAGGTACATGTTCATACCAGGAGCGCCGAAATCCACCCTGTATTCGTTGTTGTTATTGGCGTCACGATATGCTTTCAGGATGGGATGACCGTTGTAACTCAATCCGGCACCGCCGTCCAAGTCAATCATCGACTTGAGATTAAGCCACTTGTCGGTGATTACGCCGTTGCTCTCCACAACGACAGACTGGAACATCACCGTATTGTCGGCGCCCAACTCAAAGCCGTTCAGGGCGCTTAACATGCCGCCGAACGACTGGTCGCCGTGAACGGTAAGGTCGCCGAACACTTCCATGTCGTCTGACGCCCAATCCACATACTGGTTGTTTGCATTCCCGGCATGGTAGTACACATGGCCGTTGTTGGTGATGGAACTCTGACCGACAACAACATCGCCAACGGTTATGCTTCCAGTGCTCTCAACGGCACCGTCAAGCACAATGTTGGTTCCTGCAAGAACTATATCGTCCGTGGAATCATCCTTATATAATGTCTGGTCGTTGCCGAAATAAATACCATCGTCACCAACAACAATCTTACCAGTGACTTCCGCATCGCTGTCTACAATGAGCGTCCCGTACACATGAGCGGTATTGACATTATCGACAATGGTCGTGTCGAAAATCTTCACATTGTCGAAACCTGCCTCGAAACCGTATCTCGCCTGAAGCAAGCCCAACATACTGTCGCCCGCACGGGCCAAAAAGCCGCTGGTGCTCCCGCTACCGCCACCACTGCCGCCACCAAGTGACGAGAACACGGCCACGGCAGAGTTATAGGCGGCATTTCTCATCTGTATCTCGCTGTACGATGCCAAGCCTGCATTAACCCTGTCGTAATACTCCTGTGTCAAGTCACCGTTGGCTTCTATCTCACTTGGAAGCGGATCAAAGCTGGGAGTATCAACGTCATTGGCCGCAACCATGTTGTTGTAGTACCTCGTATAGAGGTCGTAGATGGCGGAATCTTGGCTGAGATTCGCAATGCCTGGATTTAATACTGGTAGTGCCATTATTTCTGTATCTCCACTTTACGGGTTAGGAATTGGCTCGTCGCACTCTTCCATACTGATATTTTGGTCTTCAAGGTGATGAACTGTACGATTGTAGGCGGCAGCACAGGCTGAGGCCCCAGCATTGTCGTTGTCTTTATCTGCGAGCAATAGTCGAGTATATCCATCAGGATGTCGGCCAGTTCCTCGCCCAAAACGGCATGGCTGGTGCCTGAGTCGCTACCGATATACACGACATTCTCGGTCACTTTCACCTTCTCGCCGCCGTTCTCCATCGTGTTCTCCTTGTCGTTCAAGGTGGTCTTCGACTTGCCGCGCTCAAACTCGATTTTCTCCTTGTCGAAATGCGCCGTGCTCTCGTCGCCATCACTCACAGCAATGTCAATAGCATCGCTTTTCATGTCGATGGACGAAGACTTGTCGCCCTCCTCGTCCACCACCTCGGTCTTCACCTCGTCCTTGGCGTATGTCGTTCTCCCCGACAGGCCAGTTGGCTCCAACTCGTCCACATCGGGCGAGTTGTCGTCGTTGAGGTCCAACTCTTCGCGCTCTACCACGCCGATGGTCACGCTGTCGCTCGATTCAAGTTGGATGAGGTCGACGTGGGAATACATGACCACATACTCCGTCAGCGTGATCGGGTCCTTGGCTATGACAACCTCAGAATACAGTTTCGGAACGATGAGATAGCCGTTCAGGTTCGATTCCAGGGCGCTGAGCCAAACGCCCTCGTGATAGCCTTCCCTCACGCCCTTTGAGTTCTCCTCAACGTCAAGGTATTCTTGCACGTCGACGGTCTTGTTGTCGTTCACCTTGGCCACATAGCCGTTCACCCGTTTCGCGCCGAAAACGGTGCCGCTGTCGGGATCGGCCACGCCATGCAAGGCAATCTTCCTGATGGCATCGGCCAATGCCGTCGTGCCGCCAACTCCTGGCGACGGTTTCTTGTTCGTGTCCTTACTGTTCTCCATTCTCGCTGTCAAGTGCTATGCAATAAGGCAGTTTCACGGTCTGCCTGTAACCTTCGGTGCCGAATTTCGTGACCACCTCGCCGACGACATACACACCGTTCTTCACCGATTGCCTTTCGTCGGCCAAATGGACTTTCTGGCCGGTGCTTAGTGCAAGGTCGCCAAACAAAGTCAGGGTGCCGTCCATGCCATTGAGGTTGTAATCCTCAAAATACTCTATGGCCTCTTTCTTCAACGACTCCTTTGTCACCTGTTCCTCCGACCTGTAGTCGACAACGGTGTATCTTTTCAAGTCCACCTTTGCCGTGCCCTTGCCTGCCTTCTTGTTTTTCTTGCTCAACTCGGTCTCGTTGACCACCCTGTATTTCTCTGCTGCGGCATTGGAGCCGTGCTCTGGGTTCAGCATCACCACCATGTGAAGCTCCTTCCCCGCCGAAGTAGTCCCCTTCGCCCTAACTGCAAGGCAAAGCGGATCCACTCGCGAAAGCGTCAATCCGTTGTTTGCCACATGGTAGCCGAAGTCAATATCAACCACCTTGCGCATCTCCTCAAGTATCTTCACCACCGAATCGCTTTTCGCGTTCGAGAAATATGCCTTTCCGACAGCAAGACACGGCGTGGTTCCATCGACCACGACAAACGGGCACAACTTCTTTTTCCTCCACGAGACAAGCAGTTCATACACGGTCATGTTCTTGTCGGGGCTGAATTTCCCCAGCTTCATCTTGGCCTGGGCGGTAGCCGGATAAAGCGTCAGCCCCGTCCCTTCAAGCAAGTCGTACTTGCCGCCCTTTTCAAGGAAGTCGTTCACCGTAAGCCCTGTTGTGGCACCGATGCGCGGACACATCACCTTCTTCAGCATGTGGCCGAGGTCTTCGCAACGCACCTCGATAGGCTCCTCCATGCCACACTTGGTGATGTAGCCGTCAAAGGTGTAATTCATCGCCTTCTCGTATTCCCTGCGCATCTCATGGTCGGTGTAGACACTCTTCTTGCCTGCCACTACCTTTGCCATAGCCGCCACCTTGGGGTCGGTGGTGTAGCCGAGTTGTATCTTGATGCGCCGGCCCACCGAGAAATCCGTTACCTTGGCCCGCCTCGCCTCCGACCTGATTTCCTCGACAACGCCCGCATCGTCGACCGACACGCTCAGCTTGCCGGTCTCGACATCGGCGTTTATCGAATGTATGGTCTTGCGTATCACCGAGCCTTTCGGCAATCGCATCACCGCCGTGTCGACCACTTCGGTGTACGATTCCGAAATCTCCACACCCTTAACCTCCGTCAGCATATCACATTCGTCGGGAATGCTCATCAAATCGTTGGTATCAGCGTCCCATACCCTGATCATGCAGATGAGAATCTTAAAACTTGGTTGTCCTGGTACTGATTTCATGGCTTATATGATTTGTCCGAGTATGTCGGCCAGACTGAAGTCGAATCCTGCCGCCCTGTTTGCCCATTTCTTGTTCAGCATAACACTTACAACGCCGTCGACACCGCTCTCACCTATCTGGTAGTTAATGAGATCTATGGTGTCCGACTCAACTACGACATCGGTATCAGGCTCCACAGCAACACATGTAAATGAATAGGGCTGTATGTTCTTGCACTCCTGGGCATCGAGGCGCCAGTCCTTAATCAATATGCGGTCTACATTGTACTGGTCGAAAATCATGTTGTTCACCTGTACGATGCCGCCGTATTCCATGATGTTGATGAACTTCCTCACATCGTTCGTTGGATAATCGTCAAGGATTGGGGAAACAATTACACCACTCACGCTGAAATTAAGGTCGCCACCAGACACCAGCTCCTTGCGAGAATAGTCGCGTCCTTGAACCGTTGTCATTATCAGGTTCTTTCCTGACTGTAACGAAATCCTCGGAGACAAGTCGGCAACCGCGACTATCTTTGTAGTGTACATGTCCTTGTCCTCCTCCGTACCGTCGGCATTGACAACATGAGTGGTCACTTTGAATTCCTCATCGCCCTCGTAATAGATAATCAGCGATTCCGTGACTTTTCTGCCAAGTCCATCCTTAGCGTAGAACTTGCTACCTCTTGCATTCATCACTATTTCGCCAAGCAACTTGTCTCTTTTCAACTGCTTCTTCTCGATGATTGAGATTCGCTTCTCCCTTTCCTCTTTTTTCTTCTTCAACAGCTTTATTTCCTTTGCTCGCTGTGCCGCACTGAACATATTCTGCACCGAAAGCAACTCTGCCTGTGCCCATGCAATGCGCTTTGAGGTAAGAATCAATGCGCTCTGGCTCGCAGAAGGCAATTCGGTGTTTTTCACATCATACACCAAGTCTTTCACCGTGGCCCGCGTGAGCAGGTATGCGGCTTGTGACGCGAAATGCCACTGCACATTCTTCCATGCGTTTTCGTTAGTGCCGTAAAAGTTGCTGAGTTCGTCTGTAAGTTGGCTCATGTTGTTTTCCTTTCTTCTGTTTTATGCCGACAACGACCCTTCAAATGAATGGTCAAGTTTGTCAATCACCGATGGGATGAATCGCTCGTCTATAAACTGCGATAGCTGGTCTTCATCCATGTCGGTACGAAGGTTCTCGATTTGGAATGTGAATGTGTAGGTATTGTTCTTCGTCACATTGGGCTGTACCTTGATGCCGCTTTCTGCAAGTGCCAAAGCCTCATTCACAGCACGGGTCGAAGGAAGAGCCGGTTGAGGGAATATGTTTTCTCCATTGTTTGAACTATACAACTGCGTCTGATATGCAAACTCATTTTCATTTGCAACTGTTCTAACAATCGTATTCTCTTGTGTCCTGTCTGGATTATAGAACGGAACCGTATTACCGTAAAGAGAAGCTGTAGTACCCCAAGGCGTTCTTTTTACGGTCCATTCGTCAATACCATAGTTCGGAATCTTGTATCTTATTCCTTCTCCGTTTTCGTCAGGGGCTAAAAGAGGTGTATAAGGTATAGGAGTGTTAAATTTAGACAGATCAAGACCTTCGCCTATCTGTTCCCAGTAGCTCTTGTCAAACCAATAACTGAAGTATTTTTGTATTTCTGGATTAAGTTGCCCGTAGACATTTGAAAAACTGTCATATATACTCTGCATGACATTGTTGAACTTGCCAACAGTGCTGATATCAACGTCGTATTCTTTTCCGTCCTCGCCTGTAAAAGTCCAAGATCCCTGTTTACGGAGCGCCTGCATGTTCTCAATCCAATCTTGCGAACCAAACCATCCATATTTTCCTTGGTCAAGCAATTCGCTTGCAAAAGGATTTGAGTTAATGGAACGCATCGCTTTCTGTGCGGTAATGTAATGGTCAAGGTTTTCAGGATTGAAAGAGCGAATTTGATCCACGAGATTAACAAACTCTTGATAACCTTCATAATTAAGTTCATTTTCAAGTCTCTTGTTAGTCGCACCTGCAAACGGTTGTAACCTGTAGAACTCTGTATCGGTTAAATTTTCCACCTGCTTGTCTGTCAAGCTAATGCCTTGATTTATCAATTCAGATGGTGTATAGCCAGGACCTTCTTTCACATACCATTCTTTGAAACGATTCCATTCCTCCTTGTTTGTGATACCAAGAAGCGTTTTTCTGATATAATCACTACCCTCAATATACTTTGGGTTTTCATTGGAATTTGCCATATCAGTAGCGGCTTGCTTCCATGTAACCGGTGAGTCAATCCAAGGCAACCAACTGTCAAGATGTTGCCCCAACGACCAATCTTCCTTGACCTTTGCCTGATAATATCCCAACTTTTCCTTGAAAGACTGACCAAAAGGTGTCTGGTCCAATTGAACACCCTGTTCAGCCGATTCATGCTCTTCAGTACCGAAGTCGGCAATTTGCTGCATTAGCTTAAGTTTCATGCGCATAGCCTCATTTTCGTTAATCAAGGCATCTGTACTTAACTTAATGTTCGCACGGAATACGCTTTCAGCATCAGACACATCCAGATTGTGAAGCCCCAATCTAACTTCTGTGCTATTAAACAAATCCAATTGCCTCTTTGCCTCGGCAAGTTCTCTCTTGAACTTAACAATATAGGACGTTACGCCTGTTATAGCAGTAATTGCCGCACCTGCGAATATACCCCAAGGACCAGCAGAGAAAAGCATTGGAAACATAGAGCCAACACCTCCGCCTATGATACTTCCCCACATTGTTCCGCTTTCCTCATTGAAATTATTGCCAATCACACCTCCAAGGCCCATCCCGATTAATGAAGTAAATCCACTCCAATTATTGATGGCATTTGCTACCCTAATCCTTTTGTTGTATGCCGCCATCTGCTTATTGTACGCCGTCCATTTCTGATTATAAGACGACATTGGCATAATGTTAGGATTTGCAGAGAAAGCGATAGGTTGGTTTTTGTATATGTTTGGTGCTCCTCTATTGACCACTGGCTCTGGTTTCTCTGGGACGCCTTTACCTGGTCTTCCTGCCGCCCAATACGCAAGAAATGGATTCATGCCAGGTGCCATTCCAGGATAGGCACCTTGAACCATACCTCCTTTAACGGAATATGCGCTTTGTACAGCATTTGAATAGCCAAACAATCCAGGCATATTTCTTTGGACAAAAGGTATTCCTGCTATTCCTTTTGCTATGTTCCCTACTCCATAAAACAATATGGAGTTCCAAACTTGTTTGAAAGACAAAAGAATAGTCTGTAATCCTTTCAGATACAACTGAAGTTTTAAGAAAGTTTTGATAATGGGAGAAAACTTGTTATAAAAATTGATTACATGTTTTGTAAAATCAAGCAGCGTTTTCCCAAGTTCAGCAACCAAGTCAATAATACTCCTTAGTATCTTTGTAAAATCATCACTCTTAAGCCACGAAATGCCTTTTTGGAGATAGCCACGAACCCTGCTGTCGTTCTCCTCAAACACCTTCAAACCGCCCTCTTGGAATGCAGACTTCAACTGTGCCCACAAACCTGCTATGGTGTTCTTCTTTTGTTCGGCCAGTTTGTTCGATAACCCTTCAGAGAGGAAGTTTTCCTCAATAATCCTATTCCATTTCTCCACACTGTTCATCAGAACACCGGCACCAGATGCCGCTGTCAAACGGAAAAGACGGAACACATCAACGCCACCAAACTGTTTCCTGATGGCATCACTCTCCTTGTCGTATTCGGCGAGCACCTTATTATATTCGATACTCCCTTCCTGCAATCCTTCAAACCTCGGAGCAAACTGTTTCTGCAATTCGTCATAGCGTCTTTTTGCTTCGGCAGATCTTGCATCATTGCTGTTAAGTTTGTTGATGTCAGCGAATATCTCGTTGATTTCCCTGAGATTGCCGTATTCATCATAACGACGGATGCCAAGCATATCCCAGTATTTCTGTTGATTCTTCGTCGGGTTGCGCAGGTTATTCATGATGGTGCGCATCGTAGTACCAGCCATAGTAGCCTTGATACCGGCATCGCCCAACACACCAAATGCAGCGGCAGCAGTCTCAAATGGGACATTGGCAAGATGCAGCATCGAGCCTGCCATCTTGAACGACTCAGCCAACTCCAACAGCGTCGTGTTCGACATGGTGAAGGTCCTCGTCATCACATCGGCAGTCTTCCGCATGTCGTCTGGCTTGATACCGTAGGCAGTCATGATGTTAGTCATCACGTCTGCGGTCTGACCCAAGTCGGTGTCGCCTATCAATGCAATGTCGGCAATGGGTCGAATTGACTTCGTAATAGCGTTGATGTCAAGACCTGCCATAGCAAGGAACTTCACGGCATCGGCTACCTCTGGAGCAGTGAACTTGGTTTCCACACCCACCTCACGAACAATGCGCTCCATGTCGTTGAAACTGACATTGAAATTGCCACCCTTGTAATTGGTCTTCAAGATGTTCTTCGCCGTCTGCATGATGTTCTCATACTCCGTCGACTGGCTGATGATATCGCGCACGCCAGATCCAATGGCTGAAATACCATACATCAGGCCCATGCCCTTGAACATGTCGAGCATGGCAACATTGCCCAGACGAGTCGGGCCAAGCACTTGGTATTCCAAGTTCCTCGGAACAAGCGGTTGCCTTCCTCTCGGTGCATCCAGAGGTCTCGGACCTTGTGGCTGGCTCACACGAGGCTGTCTTGGCACAGGCGCGGCCACTGGAGTTGCTGTATTTCTCCTATTAGCCGCTCCACCTATCTGACTTACGCCACCTGCTACACCAAGATTGATTCCTTTCGCAAGACCATCAATCCTCTCAAGTTGCTTGATTACCCTGTTGAGTTTACGACTCGCCTGACTTGTGCTAATCTTCAACTCCAACTGCTTGTTGAAGGTTGCAGTCATTTTGCTGAACCGTTCCTCAAACTGCTTGAAGTTCTTTGTCGCGTTGGCCAATTTGCTCGCAGCCCGCGAAAAAGCCATTATCCCCGCAGAAGCATTGTCCTGCAAGTTAATTATATAATCTACCTGATACTGCTCGCCAAACATTGGTTCCCGTTTTCTCAATAATAGTGTACAAAGCCTCTTTCCGTTTGCTATCCAAGGCAAAAAGAAATCCCGCTGCATCATTCGACACAGCGGGACCTCAAAACCAAATTCAAAAAAGTAGGGTAAATGTCATTTTCCCTTGCCTCCTTGTCCGATGGCGGCACCTATGGCATTGACCTGCATCAGCATCATCTGCTGTGAGTGCATCCATTCGGCATCGCCAGACAGTTCGGCGAACTGCTCGTCATCAAGCGTTCCCATATCAACGCCGGGAAAGTAATGGCGTATGAGGATAAGCCTCTGGCGAAGGTAGTCATCCTTCCTTACTTCCCGGTCTTTGATAAATTTACCAACTTGCCTTGGCGCATCTTGATGATCTCGCTCAACTGGCCCATCAGTCCGAACAGGAACAGTGAGTCGTCGTCGATGAGTTCACGGTCGCCCTCGATGAAGCAGTCTTTCGCCAACGTGCGCATCGCAACGGCTTGGTCTTGCTGAGAGGCCGACAAATACTTCGAGAAGGTCGGGAAATCGGGCTGCTTGAAGTAGCCGATATAGACCTCTTTTTCATCGAAGTCGGGGTTGCCTTCCACTGCAAGCGGAAACACGGTACGCAGCTTGGGGTTGTTCTTCTTGATTTCAGCGACTCTTTGAGCCACTGCCTCTGTAATTTCCTGGTTCATGAAGTTTTTTTCGTTGTCTTCCATTTGTCTTGTCTTTTATTGGTTTGTTTAATTGGTTAAATGTTCAATCTTGTCTGCCTTTCGACGGTCAGGCGAGACCGCCAATGCGACTCGCCTTCCGTCAAAAGACAAAACATCATGAAAAACTATTGTCCGATTTCGATGTCGAACGGGTTCAAGTCGAACTCCTTCTTGATGCCGTCGTCGTCGGTTTCACTCTCAAGGCCGTCCTCGTTGAAGAAACAACCTTTCAAGGTCACAATCTCGGTGTCCCAGTTTCCGGCAGGGATGCTTTCGCCAGCGAAGGCGTCAACACCGTTGATCTGCGGATTGGCAAACGAGACGATGAGGTCGAACTCTCCAATCTCAATGAGGCCACGGGCGCCGTTGCGCAGTTGCTTCTGCGTCGCGTAGTCCATCGTGATCGACGCAGTGCATTCGCGGTTGCCAAGACCACGGCTGGTGAGGTTGCCACCCAACCCGTAGTTCTTAGACACCTTGCGGCTGACATTGTACTTGATTGCACTGACGCCTTGAAGGATGGTCGGGTTCGGGTCACTGCTCCCGGTAAGACCAGGGCTGACAAGCTGAATCATCGACCAGTTGTAGGTTACATTGTTGATAGTAAGTGCCATTGCTCTGCGTTTTTACTGTTGTTTCAGGACAAAACCTTCGGTCACTCTGATTTCCTTGGCCGTACCAATCGGAACCAGGGTGTACGAAATCTTCAGCATGTCTGTCTGCAAGATGTTCTGGTCGCCAGGGATGCTGATGGAACCGATACCACTTACCTCGCTGTTGTTGACCATATCATTGAGTACGGCCTTCACAGTATTGTGGTAGATGGCTATCTGTGTGGCTGCAAGTTGGCCCGTTGCGGGGTCAATCTTCACAGGACTGTTCACATACTTCAGCAGGGCGCGACGCACACCTCGGCGCGACTTGTTGATAGTGCGGTTACGCGAAATGGTTCTGTAGTCGCCGTCATCGCAAGTCCTGTCACTGCTGAAGAACACATGGCCCTCATAACCGACATAGCGGCAGAGGAAGATGTAACCCTTGTCTTCCAGCGTGTCAATCTGCGCCGTAGATAGCGAAGAATAGGAAATTGCGTTGTTCAGCTTGCCAGTTGTCGCGTCAATCGTGGAATCGCCAAAGCCCATTTCAATGTCTGGGAACTGGCTCACCACGTCGTATCTCTCAACCCAACCGATGCTCTCGGCCACCGAAGCAATGGAGAGCACACCCAAAGCTGCTCCGACATTGCCGACAGGTGTCTTCGAGGTCAACTTGCACTGCATACCAGACACATCGTTGTCGATACCCTGACCAAGCAGGACACTGACATAACGCTTGCTGATGATGCAGGTCGGAATCTTCGTCAGGTCCACGGTATCGTAGACCGTAGTGTTCGAAGTTTCCGCGCTCGTTTGGATGTAGTAGTCGGTCTCTGAAGCAACCGAGGTCTCTGAGGCTTCCACATAGCCGCCGTTACCATCCGACTTATACCAACCTTGCTCATGAGGATTGCCAGTCGGGTCGTCGACCTTCGTGTAGCTGTACTCCGTCGTTGTGTTTGTGGCACCAAGTACCTTGGCAGAGTTGGCGTTCAGCAGAACGCTAACAGGGGCGTTGTAGTCGTTCGCAAGAGAGACCGCAATTGAGTTCAGTTCACCAACCAGTCGCACTCCATAGAGAGGAGAAGTGTTGTCGATGTGTGACCAGAGATACTGTTCCGTCCACACACCAAATTGGTTGATGACACCGAAAGCAGCCTTCTGCATCGTAATCAAGGCATTCCAGTTTTGGCTGCAATCAGCAAACATCACGAACAAACGTCCGCTGCCTCCTGCAACATCAAAGAAATGCTTGATATGGTAGTAGGGAATACCATGCAGGAAGTTGCTGGTGGCATCAGTGTCCGCGTCAAACGGCTTGATACCTGCATCAACTGCATCCGGCAAGGTATTAAACTCGACCACCGTGTCTTTCAGGTTGTCGGCAACCGTAGCCGGATAACCGCTTTCCCAAAAACCAGGTTGGCCGGAAATGTCAAACAAGAGACCGCAAATGCGTTCGGTATTGTTCGGTACATTGTACCCAATGTTACCGTCGCTGTCGGTCATGAATACTCCACCTAATGCCATTATTTTTCAGTTTTGTTGTTTTTGAAATAAGGATTCTTGTACAGGACAGCCTTGCCTCTGATGCTCTCAGGCGTGCCTTTGGTCCAGATGCCGCCGCCCTTGCCCACATACAGGAACTCCATTTCAGGGAAAATGGCAAGGATCTTCAACACATCCTTTGGGATGTCCTGCTCCTTGGCCACAGGCTCTGGCTTCGTTTCCTCCACCACCTTGGTTTCCACGGCTTCCTCCTTCGGGGTCTCGTCCGTGGTCTCTTGGGTGGCAGGGGCCTCGTCGCCAGCCTCTCCCTGGGGTTCGTCGTGGGTCTCTTCGGTGACGGTTTCCTCCACCACCTTGGTTTCCACGGCTTCCTCCTTCGGGGTCTCGTCTTCTGTTTTCTTCTTTGCCATGATTCCTTTAGTTTCAGGACATTCGGGGGCGGTGGGCCCACCCCCTTAGTCCTATGGTTTCACAGTTTAGGAAACAGTCACTTCGATTGTGGCGGTGTCGCCAGTGGAATCGGTCACAGTCACGGTGTGAGAACCGGTCGGGCAGTCAGCGGCGGCAGCGATGGTGATCGTGCCTTCGTTGATAGAGGCCGTCAGCTTGGCCTGCGAGGACGCCACGCTGCATTGGCCAGTGGAGGCTGACACAGTGACAGTGGTGCTCGCGCCTTGTGCGACACTGGCGGTGGTGGCACTCAGTGCAAGGATGTTCTTGTGGTAGGTAGTCCAAACCACAATTTCACCCGGAAGGGCGAAGTTCACGTCGACCTTCATGCGCATCTGGAAGAAGTACAACTCGGAGTTGTTTTGCAGAGTATCGACAACCAGCGAGTCTTGGTCGGTGGCGTAGTCAACGCCCATCCACAGGCAGGAGTCCTCTCCACTGGTGAACTTGCCAAGGAAAATGGTGTTCTCCGGCAAGTCGTTGATGGTGGAGATACGCTTTCCCTTGAAGCGTTTCTTGTTCTCCTCGGTGTCGTCGGCGTACTTGACGTCCTTGTCGCTCCAATAGGAGTCAAGGACATCCCACATCTCTTCGGGCATCACGAAGCGGTACTTTCTGCTCTTGCGGACCCTCTTCGGGGCTTTTCTCCACATGGCGTAGAGGGCAGCCTGAATCTGGGCACCGGTGGAAAGCGGTGTGTTACCGGCGACGATGATCTTACCGGAAGCGACTTCGTTCTTCTCATCGTCGGTCGGGTTGGCTGCAAGGGCAGCTTGGACGTTGTTGATGACGCGCATCACAGCACCGTCGAAATACTTCATCGGGCCTGCATCGCACGAACCACCAAGCGTAATGTTTTCGGCATCGTCAGAGACGTAGGCGGCATTGATACCACCCTTGCGCGAACACCAGATAGACTGGCCAATGTAGGCGTCTTTCTTGTCAAGCAGCAAGTGTGCCATCGTAGCCTGAACCTTCGGGTCGAGTTCGCGGAAAACGAGCTTTCCTTCGGGTTGGAAAGGCTTCCAGTAGTCCTCGAAGTCGCGGGGATTGAACTCGATGTAGACCATGAAGTCCTGCGGTTCAAGATAGCGCTCCGAAATGTTGTAAGTGTTCTCGCCGTTCAAGCCTGCACCACCCTGGGTGGAGGTTGGCGTCGGCTTGTTGTCTTGGATAATGGAACCCAGTTGGATATGGGGCAGGGTCTTCTTTTTCTGAATACCCGGCACGATGTGGATCAAACCTTCCTCATAGGTTTCGTTCCCCTGCGCGGTATAGACAAGAAAGTCCTCAAGAACTTCGCCGTTGTATCCGTTGGCGGAAAAATTGATAGTAGCCATTCGTTCTCGTTTTTAGTTAAACTTTTTCAGTTGAAAGTTCTCACCCACGACCTTATTCACCTTCTCCTGCATCTGCTTCTCGGCGTCGGTCAAAGCGGCTTGGGCTTGCTCTTGGTTCTTCGGGTCTTTGGCGATTTGCTCGCTGATGACATTGCGGCCTTCGATGCTCTCAAGGGTGGCCTTGACAACCTCGAAGTTGTTCTGGGCCATCTGAATCCACGATTCTTTGGCCTCGGCGGTAATCTTGCCTGCGGCGACAGCAGCGTCAACCACAGACTCAATCTCGGCTTTCAGGGCGGCGGCTTCGGCATCCTTGTATTTCTGCAATTCAGCCTTAGCGGTAGCAAGTTCGCCCTTCAGGTTGCTGACCTCGGTTTCCTTTCCGGTGAACTTGATGTTCAGCTCGGAATGTTGTGCCTGCAAAGCGGCCAACTCATCCTTCGCCTTCAACAGATCACCCACCTTGGCCGAGACAGCAATCATCGTAGCGTCATCTTTCAGTCCGAGTTGCGCCACGATTTCTTTGAAATCCTTCTCGTTCATTAAGTGTTGTGTTTGGGGTTGTTTTTTATTGGTAATAGTTTCGAGTTTCGCAATAAGTTTTTCATTGCTGATTTCTGCGGCAATCGAGGTGAACATTTCGCGCACCTGCACATCCTTGCCGCCCTCCTTGGCCTCGGCCATCACATCGCCGATCTTGTCAGTCACAGCCCTCTCGGTCTCGATGACATGGCTTTCAGGGATGATGCCCGCGTCAACGGCCTCTTGTGCCGAGAAGAAGGTGCCGTCAAGGTTCTCCTTGCCGTCCATGATGTCCTTCACCTGGTCTTCGCTCAGTCCGAAGCGCTTCACATAGATGGTCTCGATCTGCTTGCGGAAAACCTCGATGGAACGCTTGGTGTTCTCGTCGTCAGTGGCATCCTCGATGAACGGGTTGTGAATCATCAGCAGCGAATAGTCGTGCATGTAGAGGCGCTTGCCAGCAGCCCAGATGATGGAACCCATCGACGCGGCAATGCCCTCGATGACACACTCGGTCTCAATCGGGCAACTGTTGATCAGCGAGAATGTGCTCATCCCGTAGATGACCGAACCGCCCTCAGAGTTGATGGCGACGATAATCTTGCTGGGCTTCACCCATTCCTGCAACCACAGGAACTCTTCGTTGAACTCGTTTACGGTCCAGTAATCGACAGGACCAAAGAACCGGATTACGGCAGGTTTGCCCTGCTCGTAACTTCCGACCACATGTTTCAGGTTGTTTACATCCATTAAGCACTCGCTTTATTAGGCAATAGATGGCACGGTCGAAAAAGGTTTTTTATTCGCCATTTTCATCGTTTTCGCTAACAGTTGGGACATTGATATTCTCTTCAACCTTGGGATATACAAAACCAGGAAGGTCTTCGTACAACGGAACCTTGTGGTCCTCGTGACCGTTGCGGTGTTCCTCAAGCTGGTCGCTGTGGTCAGTGAAGGGCGGAGCAACGATATAGCGCTCCACATAGTTGCGCTGCGTATATGTGGTGTAGTCGTTAAACTGTATGTCGTATTCAATCCAGCATGGCTGCAACCCGTCGTCGAAACTCAACGGCTGGTCCCAATAAGCCAATTGGAATCGTTTCGACAATGCAGGATACTTATACTTCTGATCCTGTATGGCAGTATTGATAATCGAGAACATTTCCAACACTTCGGTTTCAACAACATCGTCACTGTTGTTCAACCTGTTCAGCACATAGTGGATGCGCATCGAGCCTTTGCCCTCGGCAATGTTCGACTGACCCACATTGTAGTTCACATCAATGAAGTGGATAAAGACTGCCGGGAATACGATTGGGTATTCTGTGTTGTGCCTTCTGCCTTTCACCCTCGCCAGCTGCCCGTTATCGAATTTGACAGTCTTGAAATACGGCGGAGTGTCTGGTTCGTTCTCTTTGATGGTCCAGTCCTCCTTGATGGTCAAAATAATCTCACGGACGGCATTATATGCTTCGGTAAGCGGATTTACAGGCACGGCCACTGTCTCTGTATGGACCGTTTCCGCAGGTTGTTGGTTCTTTTTCTTGCTTACTATCATTGTTATTCATTATTTATGTTAATGCCGTGTGCGGTATCTTTCTCGTCACAGGGAAACCCCTCAGCAGCAGGTGTGTCAGTTTAAGCATCTTGTCGTCAAGAACAGTCGAATGGCCGATGAACTGCCTTCTGGCGATATTGGCTGCCCTACCGGTCCTGAACCCGGAGCCGTCAGGGGCGTTGTGTACCGCTGCATAGCAGAACCCCCTGTGCCTTGCAGCCGTGTTGAACTTCTTCGGGTCCGTATAGACATGCGCAGTCAGATGTCGGCCACCGGCCAAACTCCATCTTCCAGCCACCTTGGTTGTGATGGAGTTTTTCAATGTGCCTGTCTCTTTCAGGATGGGATGGTACGGCTTCGGCGTCTTCTTTCTCGGAGGCCATTTCCCGCCTCCCCTCGTATTGAAGCCTCTCCTGTCGAAAGAGCCTATGAAGGTCTCTTTCGCTGCCTTGCTCGCCTCAACCTCAAAGTTCCAAGCGTTCACATTGAACACATGCTTCAGCAAGGCCCATTGTGCAGCAACTTGTTCCGGTGTCACCTTAATTGCCATTCAGAAGCCCTTTCTTTATCTTCTCGGCCATGCCTTGCAGCCGCTCAATGTCTTCATCCTTCACATCGAAATACGGATGCTCGTCGGAGAAGATCCTGCCACCCTTGGCCACACTCTCCTTGAAAGTCCTGTTGAACCACGACGGCATTTCAGGAACCTCATACACGGCAGCCTTCACATCCAACATGCCCTTGATGGTTTCTTCTTCAAGGAAGCAACGGCAACCGTGCTCGATGGGCGGAATGAGCCATTCGGGGAAAAGCATCTTCGGAACCGTATAGCCTTCCCACACGGCGTGCCACGGGCGCACACGGTCGTCAAGCTGCGTCCTGTAAGTCAGCATCGTCCCGTCATCAAGCATATACAGCATCACCGCAATGTGCATGGCGTGCTCAATGTCGCCGTTCTCCACACCCATGTAGGTCAGATTGTATTTCTTGAACAGGCTTTCCATCCAGTCAGGCAAACCGCTCTCCGTTTCCATACCCCATTCCAGCTCGCCAGCCATGTCCTCGACATCTTCAATCATCTGGTATTCCTCGGCCACGGAAAAGTCAACGATGTTGTCGAAAGCGGCCATCAGCACATCGCGGCGTTTCTTTTCTTCATTCGTCAGTTTGGCGACATCTGAATTGAGCAGTTCAAATGCCGTTTCCCAATCTATCTCAAAGCCTTTCAATGCAGCGTCGATGCCGAACTTGGCACGCAAGGCCGCCAACGCTTCAAGCAGCTCGTCAATCGTAATCTGCTCTCCTGTGCCTTTGATGAAGTCCTCGAAAATGGCCAGCAATGCGGCATACGCCTTTTCGTCAAGGTCGTCTTCTGTCGGCTCTATGTCTTCCTGTGCTTTCACCGGGATGCCGTGTGCCGCTTTCACTGCCTCCCCCTGAAAAAATTTGCAGGTTCACCACGGCGGTGGCCGTACCTTTTATAATATTCCTCGTCCGACATGATGTGGTGGTCGTCGTCGCCACCAGTGGCGCCTCCACCACCTCCGCCGCCTTCAATCAGGTTGATCTGCCTGCCAACCACCACGCCGAAGGTCTTTTCAATCTCGTCGGCGCTGACCTCATACTTGTCGGTAATGAAGTCGTAAAGTTGAATCTGGTCTTGGTCGCTCATTTCAAGGCGCTTCGCGTACTTGAACACCAGTCCCTTTTCAAGATAGCCCATAGCGACAAGACGCGGCAGAACCTCCTCGTTCATCACGTTCTCAATGTAACGGCGATACGATTCAACCCTGTCCCTGAAGATGTCCTGATGGGCACGGGTGGCACCCACATACGACATCGTGGCACCAGCCATCGACTCCGAGCCGAGAATGAGGTTCGACACATCACGGTCAACCAGTTCCATCAGTCCGGTGAAAATCTTCTCCGAGTTCGACATGGTGAAGGTCTTGATGTCAACCTCGTCGTTCAATCCGGTGACGATGACCTTGTTCTGTGCCGCGCTCGCGATATCATTGGCGAGTTTCTTGCGGTCCGACTGCATGGTCGAATCGGTCTTGCCGTGGATGATGGGCTGTCCGTAGGTGTGCGAGAAATTGACGTAGTTGGCCAAGGTGAACTTCTTGGCGAGAATCAGCGGAGTTGTAGCCGAGAACAGGCCCAAAGAACCGCAGTTGACGAGGATGTAGTTGTTCTCGTACTGGTGGTCGTCAAAGTCCCATCCGGGCAACCAGATGCCCTGTCTCTGCACGATGCGCCTCTGGTCGGGCAGCACATTGCGCCGCTCAATGAGATTGATGGTCTTCAGTTTTCCGGTCCACTTGTCAATGTCGGGCAGAATCTCTATGGCGGTGTAGCCGTACAGTTTCGCCTCCATGATGCCACGGATCAACTTGTCGAACTGCGAGCCTTGCACCTTCTCCGTCGCATCTACATCCTTGACGAACTTGCCTTTGTCGTTCACATGGCACAGCATGTAGCGCTCGCCGATGATTTGCGACTCCAGCGTCTCGATGACACCCGCAAGGTGCGCGTCCTGTTGCACGCAGGCATCATACAGGTCCATCAGTCTGCCACGGTCGTCCATCACGCAGCCCTGACCGCCCAGCACGTTCTGCATCGACTTGAAGCGGTTGTAGCGCTCAATCTCGCGCACATACTCCTGTATGGTCTTCTTCGAAGTCCTGAAAATGGCCTCCAAAAGGTCTATGTTGAATTTCTCTTTGTCCGTGGTCTCGACTTCCATTCAGATGCGGTTTTTCCTTTGAATAGTCCGTCGAGGCTCCAAATGTTTGCAGAATCATGTCAGGGAACAAAAAAAGCCCTTGACGGGCTTCTTGTGTTTCATTCGATGGAGTAAAGGATGACTGGCGGTCTTGGCGGCGGCGGTTCCGGTTCCGGTTCCGGTTTGGTCCGTTTGACGACCTTGACATCCGCCCTGTTGAAGAACCTTGGGCATTGTTCGTCGCCGACGCGGTGGGTCTTTGGGATTTTGTTGTATGGCTTCCTCTTGCCTTTTTTGTCCTTCTCCGAGTCTGGATTGAACCAAAGGCAGTGGTATCGGTCGAGACAGCCTTTGAAGTCGCAGTCGAGGTTGTCGTGGCGTCGGGTGTTTATCTTCCTTGCCGTGATGCCGTCGACGAAGACAATGCTTGGCATGTCGGGGTGTTGTTCCCTTGCTGCCCATCTTTCCTTGTCGTCCTTGATTATTTCGACATCGTGGACGGCAAAGGCGATGCGTTGCGCGGGGATAAAGACGTATCGTGTGGATCTGAGGAACGGGTCGGGGTCGGGGTCACGCCCGACGATGGCTGTGAACACCGAGCTGTGGCTATACGACCTCCTTAATGAGAAATGCACCGTGTTTCCTTCAGTCCATTCCATTGCGTCAGAACTTTATGGAGTCAAACACACTCTTGATTTCGTCGTCGGTGATGCCGATGTAGACCTTGGTCATGGCGATGGACGAGTGCCTGAAAATCTTGTTCAGCAGTACCAGGCTTTCTTCGGTGCGACCGAGGCTGTCGTACACATAGCGTCCGAAAGTCTTTCTGAAGGTGTGAGACGAGAAGTTGCCGATGTGGATGCCGTACCTTTTCTTGAACTCGCGGAACTTGAGGTTGACATGTTGCTGTGAGAAAGGATGCGGCTTGTGGTAAACCGTGTGCCATTTTGCGGTCGGACTCTCAAAGACCAAGTTGTCGGTGTCCGGGCTGCCTTGGAGTTGGTAGAGTTCCGCGAGACGGGTATGCACCGACTCGTTGAAGCTGACCTTGCGGGCCTTCCCCGTTTTCTTCTCGATGACCGTGCATTCGGCGGCGAGCACATCCTTCCATTTCATCGTGAGGATGTCGGAAATACGGCATCCTGTGCAGAAGCCGAGCCGGGCGTAGGTTTCCCAAAGGTATTCCTTGTCGTTGTGGAGGCAGGTGAGCAGGCGTTGATATTCGCCGTATTCCATCCATTCTGCCGTGGTGAGTTGTCCTTTCTTTGCCATGATGTTTGCTTTTTGATATTCACTTTCGGCGGCAAAATTACAAAAGTGAATATTCACGGCAATGGGTTGAGTGTGACTTGTTGTCTGCTATTTTTGTAAGTTACTGGATTCCAATGCGATTTCCTTTTTCGGCTCTTCAACCCAGTATGCCTCGCAACTCACAAGTATGCCCTTTGCGTTGCGGACATGGTTGCGGAATCCGATTCGATGGCATCCTTCAAGGAACTTCTGCATGTTTGCCTTGTCTCGCGTTATCAACTCCAATTCGGCCTTGGTGTAAATGCCGTCGTCACCTTTGGCTTTCGGAGGATATGACTCGATTATCTTCTTGGCCGCTATCAGTGCTCCGAGGTAGTAGGCGCCGTAGTATGCTGTTGTCTGCTCGAATTTTCCCATCTGTAAGAGAGTATGTATTTGCCGTTGAGAGTGTCACCGACCCTGATCTTGCCTTGGCAGAACAGGTCGTTGAGGGTGTTGCGCATTTCCTCGTTGAGGGCCTGCGACATCTCGCCGATGGTGACGTGCGTCGGTTCCACCTTGCCAAGTTTGGCGTTGTGGATCTCGTCGAGTTTCGACATGATGTAGTCTTGGAAGGTCTTGTCAGCCATTTCTTACATCATTATTTTTCCAAGACCGAATTTCTTGTTGTGCTGCTCAATCATGTCCTGCCAGCGTTTGGTGTGGCGGTCGATGAGTTCCTGGATTTCAGGTGACGTTTCTATTTTGAGTTCGAATCCGCCTACCTTCCCGTCCTTTTCTTTTGGAACAAACAAGACTTTCTTTGGGAAGCCTGCTTCCATTCTCATGATGGTCTTTGCAAGCTGGTCGCCTTCCGCCCGAATGGTTTCCATGAGTTGCTTGCGCTCCATTTCCTCTTCAGGGTTGGGTTTGATGTGTGAAGGTTCGTTTATCATTTTGTCAACTCCTTTCTTTTTCCAGATTACATGTTTTCCGTCTTTTCGTTCATTTGAAAGGCATTTTATACTGCATACAGTTCCAACGACATCTTTCAAGTCGCAAGAATCGCAAATATCAAAACTTGGTACGGCCTCATATTCCGCTCCATTGAGGAACAGTGTGTTTTCTTCGTTGGTATAAATCATTGGTCATTGTCTTAATTTGTTGAACGTGTCAATGGTTCTGATCCCGTTGTACCCGATCAGCTTCGAGTATGGATAGCACAATATGCCGTCATAGTTGGGGTTCGGGTCAAACACGATGTTGAAGTTCTTGTCGCATATTACTGCGTGCAAGTGGCTCATCGGGTGCTCATTCGGATCAGAATACTTAGGAGAATACACCGAGGCCAGGAACAGACCGTCGATTCCGTCTTCCAGAGTCAGAGCGTCGAGGGTTTTGTCTGCCGCGACAATCCTATCGTTGAAACAGCAGTCCGTCGGGTTTTCGAGGAAATGGACATTGGGGTTCCACAGGGTGTCAGCCGAGTATTCGTATCCGAGTTTTTCTATGAACTTGTATGCTTGCACGAACCATTCGCCGCTGCCGTATAGTTCGGAGAAGTTCGGAACCGCTTCGTAATCAAGACCGAATAGCGAGCATATTGCGCATTTGAAGCAATCGCCACGTTGGGGGTCCATAATTCTTTGATAGACTTTTTTCATTTTCCTGTGTTTACATTTGGTATTGCTGGACAATCATAGCAAGGCCAATGCCTGTGATATGGGCAAGGTTGTGGGAAGTATGGGCATTCTTGAATTGGAATTGCTATGAAGGGTTCCTTTTGTGTCATGGCTCAAAGTATTGATATTTCTGCCTCATTTTTTCTACCCATTCCTTGTACGGCTCGTTTGCTTTCGTGGCACATTCCAGAGGATGCACTATGTTCTTGTCAGCATCGGTTAGGCAATCAGGGCAAACGAAATCGCCACCGAACCTCTCCGTTCTAACCACTTTCCATCCTCTGTCATCGAGATATGCAACGATAAGGATGGTCCATGTCGGGCATCCCCATTCTTTGAGGTGGACGTTGCTTGGCATTGGCGCGTAGATTGTCTTACCGCATCTTTTGCATTTGGCGTGAGAGGAATTGTATTTCGGATTTGCGCCGCCTTCCGAAAACTCCCTTCTCCTTTGTTCTCGTTGTTCTTCAGTTGTCATTGGTCATGTGTTTTCTTCGTGATGTCTTACAATGAATCCTTTGCATGGCTTTTCCTTGCGCAGGGCAACGGTCAGGCACGAATGCGAGACTCCGATGTGCGCTGCGGCTTCCTTTATCGTGTCGAATGTCTGCCACCCGGATTGGGTAAGCACGTCGACTTTGACTGTATTTGTTGCGAATGGGCTCATAGTTCAAGTGTTAGTTGTTGTTCTGTTTCTTTTCCAATGAAGGATGCGCATCCTTCGCATTCCGAAGGGTCGCACCAGAAAGGGTCGTACCATGCGCATCGCTCATTCATTTTGCTGCTGGTTTTTCGATATGGCCATGTTCCGAAAGCCAGGCCAAGGCATCCACAGCCACCTCGATAATCACTTCTCCGTGCCACCATTCGATTGTGCGATGGCATTGTGAGGAATAGTATTCTATCTCAAAGTCAAATTCATCGTAGTATTCCAAGTGTTTCCCGAATTGGAAGCCTTCGCCGTATATGGTTTCCGGCAGCAAGTCAAACAGTTTGCCGAGCGACCAGCAAGGCTTGAAGAACACCGGGACTGGGCCTTTGTAGCCGGAATAGAATTGCTCCATGTCCTTCTTTACCGTATTGAAATCAGGGTACAGGTTCAGCAGGATTCCAAAACTGCTGACTCCGTTGTTGGGGTCTAAAACATCTTGCGGTGTCTGATAATACATCATGTCGGCGGTGTTGCTGTCCAATCCAGCCTTCGCCAATCTCTCGGACTCTTCTAAGGTTGTCCATCCTAATGGTCGTGTGCTCATGGTTATTTTGTGTTTATTCGTTTGTTGTCGTCACCTGGCATTTGTCCGACTCTCATCCTATACATGACGCCGTTCTTCGATGTTTCTTCAATCGGCACATCGTTGAGCGCGTCCGTGACCCAGTTCCAGCACGTCATAACCTTACGCGCAAGGCATGATTCGCGTTTGGGCGCATCCATCATGTTTGACACGAGGCGCAAGGTGTCCTCGATATCTTTTACCTGCCATTCTTCAAGTGGTGTCATAGCGTAATCTCCTTTCTGTATCTCGAATCGTTTGTCATTCCAAGCACCTGCTTGATGACACCCGTTTCGTGTTCTGCCTTCTGCTTTGCTTCGGGCGAGTAGCTGCTGCCGGACATGATTCTTTTCCGTGCGGTAATCATCGCGTTGAGCGCGGCAACAAATGGTTCGTGGTCAATCAGTGTTTTTGTAATCATATACCTTTGTTAATAAACAGTTTTTCCATTTCTTCGGAAGTCATTGCTTCAATGGTAATTTCTCTCCATTTAGCGCCAAAGTCATATACTCCAACATCAAAATGCTTGAGATAGTAAAGCACGTCAATAAGAGACTCCTGACCAACAGCAGTATCATCTTCCCAATATTCCATTATGTCTACCTTCTTGCCTTTCTCGTCAAGCATGATATAGCCACTCATATCACTTACACTTTCGCAAGCCGTGTAAATAGTGAATATTCTCTCTGGCTCATAACCTGATGTTGGAGGTCTATATATAGCCTTCAACCCGCCTGTTTTGAAACCCATATCTCAATCCTCCTTTATCTTTTCTCCTTTACAATAGCAATCAATCTTTGTGATTAGGTTCCTCTGCTTTTTGCCTAATGCGACAAACTGCCATACTTTCATTGTTTCTTTATGCCCGTCTTTGTAGTGGGCAACAATGTCATCTGCGTCACCAGGCAAAAGAACCCATCCTGTTTTATTGTTGTCAAGGTCGTAAGTGGTCATTTTCAGTCCTCCTTATAGCTTTTGTTATACAAGTTGTTTAGTCGCCTTGATATATACTTCATTTGCTTCGGGAACAATTTGCGAAATTCGTCCTCGTCGGTGAAAAACTGCCATATTTTCCATGCAAGTTCGCCTTGAACATCATCGAATTGTTTTACATTGTGCAAATCCTCAACGAGTTCGTCAATGTCATCATCAGCAAGTTCACTTGTAATCAAAGAAGCATTGAGCAGGCAGCCGCAATCTGTACAATAGGCCAGATGGTCGTTCTCAGGTAACGATTCCTTATGGACTTCGTGATATACACCTCCGCCACATTCCTTGTCAAGTTGTTCGGCTTTCTCCTTTGCGCATCCATAGCAATAGTCGCCATCAATCTCTTCAATCATATAACCTTCGTTGTCGTACTTTTCGATGTAGCAGACTTCTTCTGGGTCATGCAGGAAATACCATTCTCTGATTTTGTCTAACACTTCTGTTTTCATTGCTGTTCGTTGTTTAATATCTCTTTTTCAAAATCAATGTAGTTGAAGCCGGGGTCATGCTTCCTGATTTCAGCAGCCATAGCGCGTTCGATGCGCCGATGGTCCCTCAAATCCCCGTATCTGAGCTTTCGGAGTTCGCTCAATTCGCGCTGAGACTCTTCGAAAAGGTCGGTCATGTTCTCGCACTCCCGTTTCAAGTCGAAATAAGCCCCTTCCTGCCCCTTGGTCTTGATTTCGGCATCCAGTTTCTCCCTGTACATGTCGCGCTCCTCTTTTGCCGTGTTGCACTTCTGCCGCCACGAGACCATGTTGTAGTAGAACTTCTCACCCAACCCTAACTGGTCGTCTGAGTATTTCTCCTTGTGAAGGAGCGGGGCCTTCTTGATGATGTCGAAAGCATAGTCCTTCACATAGACCAGACCGGCATACTGCGGAACCTCGTCAACGGCTATCAGATCGGGCGGGACGGCATAGTAGAAGTAGTTCGGCTTCTTGTGGTTGGCGACGAGACAGGTCCTGCCATGCTTCTCGCAATACCCCTCCCAAGCCTCAACCGAGGCGAACCTGTGCTTGTTGGCCTCATAGAAATCCCAAAACTCAGGCAGGTACTTCTCTCCGGTGAAAGGCGAGTTGAGGACGATGTGCTTGTTCCTCTTGTGCTTGAAGTCGTTCTTGAAGTCGGCGCGGCTGATCTTGATTTCAAACTCATAGATGTAGCCCGACCGGGTTTCAAGCAACTTGTCGCTTTCCCACCCGAACACATACAGGCCGTCGATGTCGTACTTGACGGAACTATAGGCGAAGAAACGCGAAAGCTGCCTTTGCATGGATTCCTCGGTGTATATCGGCTTGTCTTGGGTCATGGTTGCTAAATACAACTGTAAAACGGAATGCTCTTTGCGATGGCGATTTGGTTCATCAGCCATTCTTTTTCTTCTTCAGTTGCCAATCTCACCTTACTGGATGTTTGGAAATTACCCATTCCAGATGTGCGGCAGAGCACCCATTCTCCTTTGTGCTCGGCAAAGCCTATGACAATACCAAGACCATCTGCTGTTACCCATCCGTCGTGTATGAAAGGCTGTTGGGTGTCTTCTTCAAATAGGATTTCTCCTGGTGAATAATCTGATTTCATTTCAAATCATGCTTATGGTTCTTAAAATAGTGAGCAGTCTCTCCAGTTCGAAGTTGCGGTATGCGGTCATCGCGTATGTTTGAGGGTTGCTGTGGTTGTAGCCGTATTTTTCGATATACTGCTGGCAGGCGCGTTTGGTGAGGAACGCACCGGTGGTTTCCGACAGGATCGACTTCCTCTCTACATCCACAACCCTCACATCGTTCCATCGTAGTTCTTCATTGCAGAATCCGACGAAATCTTCCATGCTGGTCTTGTCAAGCCGTTCCCATTGTTCACGGTTTCCGTCGGTGATGTACTCTTCCGTGTATTCAATGGCATCGTCGAGGCTGAGCGTGCCTCCGTCGCCCATGTAGACGCGAGGCTCGCCACAGCCGTCTGGCACGCCTTCTTCTCTGGTTTCCATCACGCCCCAGTAGACGGGTTGGGCGTTGCCGTCGGTTGTCTGTGTGTTCAGCTCGTGCTGAAGCTCTTTCAGGAACTCATAGTCCTGGTCCGATAGTTCGATTGTTTTCATGGTTAGTCGTTCTTGTGTTCGTCAATTACTTTTGTACAGATTTCCAATACCTTGACCACCTTGTCAAGGTCAAACCAATCGTCGGTTCTGACCCCGCTTTCCATGTCAATCCAGAAGTCGCCATCTACATTCTCCATGAGATACGACAACTTCTCACCGACATTATCAGGATTCATGCCTCCAGCATAACCAACCTTGTAATTGCCTTTGAGCACTTCAATAGGGGTGTCAATGCCACGACCGCCTGAAGCATCAAGAAGCACGGAGAATGATCCAAGGCATAGCCTGTGTTTGTGTTCCTCCATCGTGTGGTTGAACAAATCGAGTTCGTTGGCATTTCGCTGCTGAATGATGATTTCCTGCCCAACAACAGACGGCATCCAACAATGTTTCGGATTGTCTTTTCGGTTGGCAATGTTGAGTTGTATTCTATTGAACATGCAGAGGCAACGGCGTGTGAACTTGTCGATTTTATCCCAATATCCGGTGGCTGCATCATGGGCGGCAGAACCGCAGATGTGAAGGGCAAGATTAAGATCTCCTTTAAGACCGCTGCCATAAAGAAGGCTCATGTTTTTCGGGTCGAGATAGCGGTTGCCGTTCTCGTACCAGCGATAACTCGTCAGCACGCCGAACTCAGCGATTGGGTATTGCTTTTGAATAGCCTCCAAAGCCGTAATCTCAGTCTTTGCGTCAATGCCGGTGAATGTAATGTGTTTCAGTCTCATGGCTGTTAGAATTTCAGTCCTTGTGCCGTAGGGTCAATCACGTCGCCTGAGCCTGGGTCTTTGCTGTGCGGGTAAGGGTCTTCCTCGTTGAGGCGTTTCAGGTCCATGCCGAGCCACATGACGGCTTCCTGCAACTTGGTGATGGCCAGGCTGCGCTCGCGGCTTGCTGGCAGGCCCTTCACTTGTTGGATTTTCTCGTCCAAGTCTTTTCTGAGTTGCTTGTTGGCAACGATTTCTTCTGTTCTTGTCATTGTAGTGTGATTTTATTGTTAGTGTTATAGGTTCTTCCTTCTCGCGTATTCGCAGAGCAGCAAACTGTCCACTTTGTTGTCGTCCCAGTTGCGGCAGCGCTCGCTCTTGCGCAGGTCGATGTCAGGGAATAGCCGCTTGGCGGCGTTGAAAGATGTCTGCTTGGTGTTGACTTCCTTCCGGCTCTGCTCCACGCCTTTCACGACGACCTTCTTGTGCTCCACAACCATGTCCTGGTTGATCCAAATCTCCTTCTGCCATGTCTTTGGCTGAACGAGTTGGTAGGGTATGCCCGTGGCGATGAGCAAGCCCTTCAGCAAGCCGTTGATTTCACCGAAGGCAAATGTGGCCTTTGCCGACGATCCAAATATGGCGTGTACTTCCTCCATGACAGCGAACACGTCTTTTGACAAATGGAGTTGCTGGAATTTCAGTGCCAAATTGTGGATGTCGCAGCCTTCAATTGGGATAAACTCAAACAGACCGTTGTCGTGTCTGATGGTGATGAAGCCTTCTTTCCCTGGGTCTATTGCGATGTATGTTTTCATTGTTTCGTTTGTTTGTATTTATTGTTGATTTCATTACATTTTTCCCATACTTCCTTCGGAATCATGATTTTATTCCCGTCCATCCAAAGGTTTTTCCTTGCCTGCCTTTCGCAATAGTAGGCAATACTGGTTCTGTTGGTTGGATTGTCCTTTAGCCTGTATATGAATAAGCCAGAGGATACAAGTTCTTTTGGGGAAACACTTTGGTTACAAGGAAGTCCTCGTGAATCCGTTGTGCCTTTGAACAAAAGATACTCTTCGAGAATGTCTTCGAGTATCATATCCCGGTAGTCTTTTATCGTCGGCTCTCCGACAAACATGTTGCTATTAATCATTTCGTTTATTGTTTTCAAACTGTTAAGTCTATCTTGAAGTAATCTTCAAGCCATTGCTTGGTGTTGAGATTGCCGAACAAGCCTGTTGTCTTGTAGATGTAGTCTTGGTACGACTTGCAGAACACGGTAGCGAAGAATCGGTTGTATGCGTTTCCATATTTCTTTGCTGTTTTGCTATCTTTATGATTATCAATGAATTGACCCCCCCCTAATCCATAGTTTGACGAACTTCGGGTATCGCTTGAAATGAGCAAGCCCTTTGTCGGCCCTCAATGGGCAACACATGCAGCCTAATCTTCTGGTTACATCGAAATTCCCGTCTTCATCATAATACAACGGAGCGCATTGGATGCCGAAGTGATTGACAAAGGTGCTGATGTCATCATTACTCCAATTCAGTATGGGGAAGAATTGCTCAACCCTGTCTTTGTTCTCGTAAACCCTGCATTGCGAAAACTCCTTGTATCTTTTCTTCCTCTTCGTGCTTTCGTCCTGTCTGATTCCAAGAATCGCCTTGTCGAGAATTTTGTATTCTTTCAAGTAAACGCAACACACCCTGTAATTGCTGTTTGGCATCCCGTGCTCACGAATAATTTCAAAGAACGTGAGGTTGGGTTTATGGATTTCGACACCTTTTGATTTGACATGCGTGAGGGTGCCGGGCGGATCAATGGTCGTCATCTTATAGATTGGACGGAACTTGATTCCGCTCATTTGCGTAAGCGCAAGAATCACATCGCTATCCTTGCCACCGGAATAAGCAAGTTCAGGCTCAAGGCCGTCAAGTGCCTTAATCAGACGGATAGAAGATTGTATTTTCTTGTCGAGGTCGTTCATGCCGGTACTTTCGTTGTGCGTTTCTTTCTCATTCCACGGTCAGGGTAAGTGACGCGCTTTTCGCCGTTGAGGTCGTCGAACTCTTCAAGGGTGAGGGTGCCGAAGTCGTCTGGAATGTCAAGGTCGATATTGTCGAGCGGGCGAAGGTAGAAGCCCTTGCAGGCCACAGTGGTGCCGTCGCAGGCATAGTGTACGGAAGGGGTGCTCACGTCCATGAACTTGGCCAGCAGGGTTTGCGAGCTGAACACACCGATGAGCTTTTTGCCTGGGCTGAACACGGCCACGCGGCTCGGTGTCCTACTGGGCCCTTGGGGTGTCTTCCTTTTCATCTTGCAGCATACGCGCTATCACATCGGCGGTCAGACGGCTCTTGGCCGACTGGAAGACGAAGCTGTCGGACACGGCGACGCCGGTCGAGAACAGGTCGTTCATTCGCTCGTTGATGTACCCAGCGAAATTATGGTCAATAAAACAGATGAAAAGGTAGACAAAATCCACTTCAATTACGAAATCCCCGTCCCCGTTGATCCTGCACACCTCGTCGTCACGCAGCGAATAGCTTTCCTGCAAGGCTTTGATGAGCGGCTGGTAGGAGTTGAGGAAGTCGGCCAGTTTAAGGTCTTGGCCTTTGGACTTAAGATATGCCGATGCGTTGAAGTACATCAGGCCGTTGTCATTTGATACCCCGAAGAGCATGTCGGGGAACTCCGGCAGGCTGTGCTCTTTACATACGATGTCGTAAGGCTTGCCGGGAATGGCGTTAGGCATTAAAAGTGTTTGTGTGTCATCGTTTTGTGATTTCGACGCAAAATTATACAAAATCCGTGGTATGTTAAGAACAAAAGTCGATGAAATTGGCTGCTATTATCGTAAAAAGATGATTTTCAGCATATTCTCAAAAAATCATTTCCAAAAATCAAGGGTCGGCCCGGAAAACCGATTTCGCATATCTCGGTTTTTTATACAGCCAAAAACAAAAAAAACGCGGGGCACCGACCGGAATCCAGCCCAGCCGCGCCCCGAAACCCCTTCTGCTTATAGATTGGCAACGCAAAAGTACACTTTTCCAACCAAAAAACAAGGAAGAAATGACACTTTTCCAAGATGCCGCCACATTCACCATCGCAAAAAAAAAGGCAACGAGGCCCAAAACAAGCCACCTCAGACCTCTTCAAGACAAAAACGACAAATCCCTCAAGCCGACACCCAAAATACACCACAGCCAACGAAACAATCCCAAAGGAAAAACATTTCCAGATTTTCAGGCCCGACAATGCGTATGGAATCCGTACCTGAAGGCACACCCTCCCTTCCATTTTTCAAAAATTGATGCTTCAAGCCTTGAAAATCAACGATTTATAAAAATATCAAAATTATTCACTTTCTAAACAAAGTGAATATTTTATATAATCATTTGATTTTCAATAATATAAATTTTTATCCTCGGATGCTTTCCAATTTTCACCTTTTCACCATCTGCAAAACATTATCCGTTGAAAATAATTTAATCGGATAATTTCACCGCTTCACCACCTGCAAAAAACCATCATTGAAATATATATAAAGTTTCGCGCCTTTTGTCACCATCTGAAAACCTTATACAATTATTCAACAAAGTTTCAACTTTATTCAATAAACCAATAATATTATATAAGAAGGTTATAATAATACATAAATTATATAAAATGGTTATAATGGAATAATATTGAAATAATATCCTACTTTATAACCTTATCCCAATACATTGAAAAACTGATGCAATAAAACAAACCGCAAAAATAATATATAATTTATTGATTTTCAAATAATTAAATAAAATCGGTTGTTACTTCCTTGAAAATTGGTACAAAATTTCCTTCTGATGCTGCAAAAATTGTCTTATTACCTTGCAAAAATCCGTTTTTCTCTAAATAATATAGAAATTTTTTCTTTTTGATTTTCAATGCGTTAAAGCACTTTTTGAAAAATAATTGAAAAAAAAGATTGCAGGTTTCTAAAAATGTTGTACTTTTGCATCGTCAAACGTTGGGAACGTTGGCAAGATGAAGGAAAACATCCCAAACCACAAAAAAGGTTTTCCACCTTATAAAAGGAAAAAGCGGTAAAGCGGTAAAGCGGCAAACGGAAAAAGTAAAATTTGTTCTTTGGCATAGTGCAAAATGTGACAATAGCGGTTTTTTGCCTCCGTTGCTTTCCCGTTTGCGGTTGTGCTGCAAGTGGGGCAAAATTGAAACGGATTGAAGGTATAAAGATTTGCAGCCCTTTTCGGGGTGCAACTTGCGCAAAGATAGCATTTTTGCACGCTTGACGAGTAACGCAGCCACAAACAAAAAGCCGTGAAGGTGCAAAGTTTGTGAAGGTTGCAAGCCCTTGGAAATTGCGGAGCACTCAAACGGAAATTTATCTATTCACTTATTCAATAATCCAAACCGATGAGCCCTAATGGGATATAACCAGGGCAAAAACAAAATGAGTACAACAAAGAAGAACGGCGCCACCGCCACCGATGAACAAATCAAAATCAATTCCGAAAAGGTCACAATGACGGAAAAACTCTACTGCAAACTTCAGGAAAAGGAGTTTCCGAAAGAAAAAGCCATCATTTTGAAGGTGGGCGACACAAAAACAGACCCAAAAGGAAACGAGTACAAAAGCATTACTTTTGCAGTGTTTGAAACTGTTACAACTCATTCCGCAATGGCGGTTTTCAAATCCGTTATCCGTTGCCTAACTTGCGACGAGCTTACAACTATGGAGCTGCAAGCCAATTTCGGCAAAGTGAAGGACGAAGAAACGCAAAAAGCCACGGCTTTAGACCTGCAAGCCGCTAAAATTTCACGACTCGTTGGGTCATTCTCAAAAGGTTGGATTGCAGGTTATTCCAACGAAAACGGACACTTTATGCCTGTTATGTCTGCACCTGCAACGTCCCCTCTTCGGTCCGTCCTTGGATTGAATTTTGCAGCGGTGAAAGCCATTGCAACGGCAAACTGCAAGGAGCGCAAAAACTTGGTTTTCAGTTACGCAGACCGTGCAATCGGTTTACTTTCGCAAACTGACAAGTATTTGCAGAAGGTCCACGACTTCGCAACGGCTCAGAAACTTTCAACCATGTTCACCGTGGCCGATGCCGAGCGTCAAGCGGAAAAGGAATTGAAAGCCGCAAAGGAACGCAAGGAAAAAGCCGCAAAGAAGGTAGAAGCGGAGCCGGTGACGGCCTAAATCCGGAGCCATACGGAAAACCACGGAGAGGGTGACCAAAAAGGTCATCCTCTTTTTTTGTGTTTGTTGGAGAGAGAGCCACTGCTTTTCGTTTACAGGTCGTGCGATGGCCAAGAAAGGGTGCT